TCCTTTTATAGATTGTACAGTTTTAGTAATAGACGCCATTGGTGAATGGAATACTATGACTCAATGGAAAGTAAAAGATGGTGATTTTACATTAATTGAAAAATGGGATTATCCTAAATCGCTTGGTTTGTTTTATTCTGCAATGACTCAGGCGGCAGGTTGGAAACCAAATGAAGAAGAATATATTTTAATGGGAGCATCAGCAGTCACACAAAACTATAATATACATGATTATCAATATATTAAATCAATGTGGAACAATAATAAAAGTTTTCATCAAGGAATAGATTTAGAAGGATTGACTGATGAGTTTGAGATAGCCGCCATAGCACAAGATATATATGAAGAAGAATTTCAAAAAATTATAGACAAAATTGATGATGAAAATCTTGTTTTTGTTGGTGGATGTGCTTTAAATGTGTCTGCAAATCGTTTTCTTACAAAATTTAATACATACATTCCTTGTAATCCGGGCGATGGTGGATCTGCTATTGGATGTGCTTTAGATCATAAAATAGAACCAAATCCATATCTTGGTTACGAAATTGCAGGAGAATATCCTGTCACAGAGATTATCAAAGAACTTAAAGAAAATCATATGGTGGGTGTTGCGAAAGGTCGAGCAGAATTTGGTCCGAGAGCATTGGGCAATAGATCATTGTTTGCTGATCCATCGATTCTTGACATGAAAAATAAAGTGAATAAAGTAAAAGGTCGAGAAAAATTTAGGCCATTTGCGCCAATGATTCTAAAAGAAGATGTGAATACCTTTTTTGAAAAAGGAATATCTTCGCCTTATATGAATACTGTTAGAAATGCAACTCATCAAACCCAACAATTATATCCTAGTATAGTACACCTTGATGGAACATCAAGAATTCAGGAGGTGACAGAAGATCCTCATCGAACATTGCTTGAAGAATGGAAAAAAGAAACAGGTTGTCCAATGCTATTGAATACGTCCTTAAATATAAAAGGAGAGCCCATTGTTAATAATGAAAAAGATGTAAAGAAGTTTGAAATAAAAACAGATGTGAAAGTTTTATGATAACAGAACTACTGCAGTTGACAGATGATCACCTTTTTCAGGTTCATGAATTTTGTATAAAATGTAAAAAGTTGAATTATGTAAATAATCAATCGTTAGAGGCAATGAAATGGGATAAAGCAATTTGGTTTGGTCATTTCGCAGATGACAAAATAGTTTCATTGAGCGGTGTTCATGATTTTTTAGATGGATATAGAGTAATGTTCAGAGGAGCAACTTTATCTGGTGTTTCAAATAAATTTTTAAATAAGATTCAAGCACATGCTCAAATGGATTATATTAATAATATTCATGATAAGTCTATTTTTTATTTTACTCTCAACATATCAAATAATGCGGGAGCTAAAAGTAATAGACTAAGGAAGTGGGTACACACAGGAAGAGGATGGCCCGGAAGCACATATATAGGAACTCAAGAAGTCTATGGTGAAGTTCAGGAGATTTGGGAATTATGAAAATTACAATATTTACCAGTGGAACTACAGGAAAACAAAAACGTGTTACTCATGATGAAATGGATTTTTATAAGCCAGCACAATTTTTATGTAATAAATGGGAGTTAACCCCTGAAGATATAATTTTAAATCCTTTTCCTACTTGGACTATAGCAAGTTGGGCTTTTTGTATTATTCCTGCTCAAACAGTTGGATGTGAAGTAATAAATGTTAAGATGGAACCTTTTAAATTTTGGGATATGGTAGAGGAATTGAAACCTACTATTTTAACATTAGCAATAGGAACTTTTAGAACTTTGATCAAAAGAAGAATGCCAAAATTAGATTTCATTAAAAATTTATGTACGGGATCTGCACCAATTACTGATTGGGATATTGCTCAATTAGAAGCAACAGGAGCAAAAAATATATGGAATATTTATGGTTCTACTGAATGTATTCCTCCTGTTTTGATGTCAAATAATACAATATTTGATTTTAAAGATACCCCATACTATTTGGAATATCAAAATTCTTTGATAGTTAATGGTTTTGATACGGAAGATAAATTTGAACATAATCAATGTATGGGTAGATTAATACAAAATGAAACATGGAAAAATTAGTCTGTACATATCAACAAAATCATTTATCTATTACTCAACCTGAAGGTAAAATTTCTCCTTGTTGTCACTTTGACACTTCCGCAAACCCTCATTGGGATCAAGTTAATTTAAATTCTGTAAATACATTAAGTAGATTATTAAAATCTTACAGATGGTATGATTTACGAGAAATGTTTTCGGAGGGAGTGAAGTATGAAGGATGTAAAAATTGTTGGAATGCTGAAAGAATAGGATATTTAAGTAAAAGAAAATATTATAATGATTTGTGTTTAAAGAATCATCAAATACAACTTATAGAAGATTTAGAAATTTCATTAGATTTTAGTTGTAATTTTATGTGTAGGTCTTGTAGACCAGGAATCAGTTCAACATGGAATAAAGCAACAAGTGTTATACAGAAATTGAAAGAATTCGAACATGATCATTATGAACCGTTGTCTATTAATAATTATTCTAAAAAAATAAAGACATTATTAGAAAATTCTGATTTATCTAATTTAAAAAGAGTTGCTATAGTTGGAGGAGAGCCGTTTTTGAGTCGAAATTTGAAATGGTTTTTGAATAAATTAGATTTAAAAAATATTTACTTAAAGATTACTACTAATGGTAGTGTTTTTCCAGATGATGAATTATTGCGTTTGTTGAATAAATGTAAAAAAGTTTATTTAGATATAAGTATAGATGCTGTTGAAGAGTTAGCAGAAGTTATGAGATTCGGCGCTCCCTGGAAAATGATAGTAAAAAATATTGAAAAATTTTTAAAAACAGATTTTGTTATTAAATTAGTAACTACTGTCAGTATAATGAATATAAACAAGCTACAGAGTATTTTAGAATTTTCTAGACATTATGATTCCCCACAAACTTGTTATTCTTTGTTTTGGCCCAGTTATTTAAAATCTAATATGATACCGTTAAATATGAGAAAACAGTGGAAAATAAATTTATCTAAAAAATTAAATACCATATATTTTATGGGTCTTGAACAGGTATATGATGATGTACGAGATTTCAATACAATAATATTAGATGAAGAACAGTCTGAAAATAAATTGTTAGAATTTGTAAAATCAATGAAGCATTTAGATGAATATCAAAAAAGAAAATTTTCAGATGTTAATCCTGAAATATGGGAGCTGGCTCATACATGCAAAAGAGTAAAAAATTATTATGCTTAGGATGTAGTTATACAGATAATAACTATAGGTCTGATCTTAATTTTTTAAGATGGCCCTCAGTTTTAGGTGAAGAATTGGGAATTGAGGTAGTGAATTTAGGACAAATTGCGGCAGGAAATGAAAAGATTTTTTATCTTTTATATGATTACCTATATGAATATTCTGATATAACTGATGTATGTATTTTATGGACTGGATGGGACAGACAAAGTTTTTTTGAAACAGATTCAAAAGATATGACTTCTTCTTTAATTATGAGAATGATGCATGAATATGAAAGAGGACTGCCGCATGGATTTGCATATAAACATTTTTCATTAAAAAAAGTTGTGAATTTAAATTTGAGAATGTTCTATATGGCCAAACAGTTGTGTGAATCGAAAGGTATAGAATATCTTTGTGGTCAAGGTATTAGTCCTTTACAGATAGGAAAATTAGAAAGATTTAAAAAAGAGGGATATAATGCTCCTTATGATATTTTTAATTTATCAAAATTTCCTGATATTTGTAAAAATAATCGATATTGGCAAGGACCCATACCCAAAGTATTGGATATTATAGATTATGAAAATCATAATGAGTATCATATAAGTGAAGATGATTTTCATCCTAATAAATTTGGACATAGAGCAATAGCAAATTATTTTCTTACTTATTACAATCAAGGCATAGAAGGTGATTTTATTTATGAATGAGACATATAGTAGTATAAAAGGAGGAAGAAGATATTTTGGTGATACAAAAAATGAAAAAGAACATGGAATAGGTTTTTATGAAATAGAACTGTGGAATCAAAAATATGTTGGAGAGTTTGAAAATGACAAAGCTCATGGTATAGGATTGAAAATACAAGGAGCTGGAACCGACTGGGAACGAAAAATAGTTTGCGAATTTGATAAAAATGCACATATTGGAATAGGAATGCATAAGTGGGTTTCAGGCGCAACATATGTAGGAGAATTTACGAATGATCGAGCTTGTGGTACAGGATGTTTTAAGATATGGAATGGAAATAAGTATTTTGGAGAAATGGGTGTTGGTCCTAAAGGAATGAAAGGTGATGATTTTTGGATAACAGGTGACGGACAATGGGCAGAGCCTTTAAATGAAAGTTTTGATCGGCATGGATTTCAGAAATCAAATATGAAAGAAATATGGCCAGATGGTACATTTTATATTGGAGAATTTGATGAAGACGGAAATTATTCTGGTACTGGAAAATTAGTTTTTTCTAAGAGTCGATATTATGAGGGAGAATTTGTTGATGGGTATTTTGATGGTAATGGTATTTTTTATCATGGAACAGAATACGTTAAGGGTCAATTTAAAGAAGGTCATATACATGGATATGGGGAGGCAATTTTTAATACTGGTAGCTATACAGGATATTGGAAAAAAAATAGATTTCATGGAGAGGGTGTTTTTAAATTTAAGAATAAAATATATGATGGTGAGTTTTTTAATATAAACATAAATGATTCTGGTGGTCGAGATACGGGATTTAAACCAAAATGATTACAGTAATAACAAAAATAGTTTACCCATATAAAGAATTTACGAATAAGGATGAATTTAAAACTTTTATGGTTGATAATTATGTTCCAGAAGACACAGATCCATTAAGAAAATATAATTTTAAATTGATGGACAAATATGGTCATTGTTTTTTTAACTTAGTGTTTCAAAAACCAAATATCGGAATATTATATCATCGATATCATACTCAAGAAGAATATGAAGGGAGTATAAAATTACGAGAGCAACAAAAAAAACATATGAATAGTAATGATATTCAATATAAATATGAAATAAAAGATAATATTCCCATAATGAACGAAGAAGAATATGTGAATCTACACAAGCAAAATCTTCAACCCACCAATATAAAAATTAATGTTGACAAATTTTTAGAAGAAATTAAACAATATAGAGATTGCTTTAAGTCTTGGGGAGATAAATTTCAAGAATTTGGAAGATTTGGATTACCTTTAATTAATATGAATGGTGCGCTTAATAATAAAGTAGAACCTTCATGCTGGCCTCTAGATAGATGGAACTTTGTTAATTTGGGATATAAAGACACACCAGAAGATTTCACTAAATTTTATACGGATCCTTTTGATATGAATAAAATGGTGAATGAGACAGATTTTTTAATGAAAACTGAAGTTATGAACTTAACCTCGTTAAAAGTTTTAGAATCTATTGAAAAATATATGTTGCGTTCTTGTATTTTAAAATTTAACACTCTAGGACATTTTAAACCTCACATAGATACGTGGAAAAATAAGTCTTCTTGGTTAAGATTGTGGGGAACTACTCATCCTGAATCGGTTAAATTACGATATAAATCTGATGATGGAGAGAAATTAGTTTGGAATGATATAAAAAAAGAATATGAGAGTTATATTTCTGAGAAGAATGTAGAAGCAGGAAGATTGTATTTACATGATAGTTCAATATGGCATGATGCAATGTCGTTTGAAGATAATACTTATCAATTTTTTATAGCATTAGATATAAACGCAAGATTATGAATGATTCGTTTTCTTCCAGTAATCATATAAATTTTAGATCCGCTCAATATGAAAATTTAAAATCCGTTTTAGGAATGACTACCGTTGAGATAAATCCTACAGAACTTTGTAATAGAACATGTAGTTTTTGTCCCAGAGGAAATGGATATCCTAATAAAGATGAACACTTAACAATCGATGATGCTTATTTAATTAAAAATAGACTTGATGAATTTGAATATCAAGGCATTATTATTATAAGTGGTAAGGGAGAGCCTCTTCTCAATCCAGATATTCTTGAAATTGTTAATGTGTTTAAAAATGAATGGATAGAATTAATTTCAAATGGTGATAAGATATTAGAATTTCCGAGTATGTTGGATGAGTTATTTGATAATGGATTAAGTAGAATAATTCTAGATGAATATGATAATGAAGAAAATTATAATAAAAAAATAGAAATTTTAGGTGATAGATGTGGAGTGATTAAAAATCATTTTGCTGGTGGATTACAGTCTTCAATTTTTAATAATAGATCCGGATCTTTTAAAACTATTGAAAAATCATTAGATAGAAAATGTTATTTGCCTTTTTATAAAGGATATATTGATCTGACTATGGATCTTAGATTTTGTTGTAATGACTGGAAATATAAGGAAAGTTTAGGAAATCTGAGAGAAAACACATTAGAAGAACTTTGGATGTCTGATAAAATGAACAAGTACAGAAAAGAATTGTCTAAAGGAAATAGATGTAACGTGATATCTTGTAAAGAATGTGATGCAAATGGTTTATTATTAGGAAAAGATAGTTATAATAAATTAATGGAGATGATATGAAATATGCTATGATACCTTGTAGATATGGCAGTACAAGAGCAAAACTTAAAAATTTAGCATTAATAGGTGGTGAACCCATGATGGCTTGGGCTATAAAAGCCGCTCTTGAATCAAATTGTTTTGATAAAGTTATAGTGAACGGAGATAATGATGTTTTTAGAAAGATTGCAGAGGAATATGGTGTTGAATATTATGAAAGACCTACAGAGTTAGGTTCGTCTGAGACATTAATTGATGATGTGTTTTATGACTTTATAGAAAAACACCCATACTTGCATACTGTCGCAATAGTGAATACAATAAATCCTCTACAAACCGGAGAAGAAATTGCTAAGGTGATGGCTTATTATGAAGAAAATGAATTAGATTCTTGTAATACATATGAATTAAAATATATTCATACATGTTTAGGTGATCGACCTATTAATTTTGAATATGGAAAAATGTGTAAGACTCAAGATTTAGAACCTGTGAAATTGATAGCATATTCTGTACAGGTAGTGAGAACGAATGTTTTTATGAAAGAAAAAAACATTTTTTGTGGGAAACATAAAATGTATGGTCCTATATCAAAAAAAGCAGGAATGGTAGTCAAGACTCCTGAAGATATTGAACTGATAAATGGAATATTACATTATAATAACTTCATGGGGAAGAAAATAGAAAAGTTTGATAGCAAGATGCAGATTAAAAAGAGTACGAAAAAACATATAGAGTATCTTTTCCGTGATAGATCGAAGGGGGTTGATAAAGTTGGTGTTCCTTTAGATAAAAATGAAAGAGTGACACCATTTCATATTTCCACAATGAATGATTTGAGAAAAAAATTAGCTAACAATGTTTGGAAATATCCTGATGTAGATGCTTATTATAATATTTTTGCAGATTGGTTGAATATAGATTCTAGTAAATTGTTTTTTACTGAAGGGGTTTCGGGTGCGATTAGAAATTTAATGGAACTTTATGCTGAAACTACTGTATATTATGACACTCCTACTTATGCAATGTATGATGTTTATGCTAATATTTTTCGATTGATAAGAGATCATAACATGGATAATGCAGATTTAATATTTTTGCAAAATCCTAATGTGCCATATGGTAATAGTTATTCAGAAGATGAAATACGTAATATTTGTTCTAATACAGATAAAATAATTGCTCTTGATGATGTTTATTTTGGTTTTAATGTTCCTGATTATTTGCCGCTGATTGATGAGTATAATAATTTAGTGATAATGCGAAGTTTTTCGAAGGCTTTTGGTCTTGCTAGTATTAGATTAGGTTATATTATGTCACAAGAACATAATATTAAATATATCTCAAATAATAGAAATGGATATGAGACTAATTTACTATCTTTACAAACTGCACATTATTTTATTAATCATGAAGAAATAAAAGACGAATACGTGCAAGAAATGAATAAAGGTCGTGATTATTTGATTGAGGAATTAAACAAAATGAATGTTAGTACTCAAGGAGGAGAATATGGCAATTTTATTTTCATACATACTGATCCTAATAATGCAGATAAACTTGCTGATCAAGGAATTTTAGTGAGAAAATGTCTTGATGGTATACGATTGACTTTAGGACCTAGGACAGAAATGGAGAAATTCGTTGTTGTATTCAGAAAAATCTAATTTTGCTTTTTTCCTATGTCATAGTAATGCTAATCATTCTATTTGTATGGCTTTAGAAACCTTGATGGATCGTGAAAGAGATTATTCTTGGGACTGGGCAAATAGAAGTGAATATGGACATAAACATGTATCTCCTTCAGGGCTTTTATCTACAGATTGTTTTAATTTTAAAAAAATAATTGGTGATGAATGGAGCAATTTAAAAAAAATTACTACAGTTAGAAATCCTTGGTCCAGATTATATGATTTTTATACATGGCATTTCACTTTAAATCAGCCTGAAAAAAAGATTGAGCGAAAAATTTATGACTTTACTGTAAGTAAAAAAACGTTTGATGAATGGATTTCTTCATTAGAAGATGATAGAACTTTTGATTGGTGGGGGGAAATACTTAATCAAGAAATTATGAGAAGAGACTGTGATTATGTAATAAGATATGAATATTTAGATGAGGATGTGGATAAGATATTTACTGGATTAAAAGTACCTTCTGCTTCTGTATCTCATTCAGGTCAATATTATGTTCCCGCTGATAAATATATTATGACAGAAAAGACTAAATCAGTAATAGAAAAATTTTGCTCTAAGGATATAGAACAATATGGTTATAAGTTCAGAGGCACAATCAATTGATCTGAATGTAAATGAAGGGGTGATGGCAGTATGGGAGAGAATTTGGCTGGGACATGAAGAATATGATGATTTCATTGATAATTATGTATTTCCTAAAGATAGTAATAATTTTGAAGGAAAGCTAAAAAGTTCTTTATTTTTTGTATTTAAGTATGGTGTTGAGCTTGGATACTATGAGTATATAAGACAAACTCAGAATTATGTTCATCGACATACTCACTTATTACCAAAATACCCTTTAAGAACGCCTCATATTACAAAGACTTATTTTTGGTTTTGTTTAGTGGGTGAATATATCAACGATAATATTAAAACACTTCCATCAAATTTAATTTACGAATATTATAAAGAAGATACTATTAATAGTGAAAATTCATTAAAGGCTTTCATTGCTCCTGATATACAAGAATATCCTCGAAATACAAATAAAAAGCTCAATATAATTATTGACGGTCCATATACCACACAACAAGTTATAAATTTTACAGATAAACACAAATACTGCGATACAGTTAGTCATTTCGAAGGCGGCGATAAGTATAGAGACAATTATAATCATTATATTGATCCTAATAAATATAGTATAACAGAATATCAACAAGGATATGAGAATATTGAAATATTTGATAATAAAAAGTTTATAGAAGCAATAACATGAAACTTGGTAAACATATTAAAAAAATAGGAGAAATAGATTTATCGGGTCTAGTGAATACTTGTAGAGATCAAGGATGGTTGATGCCTATAGAAGACTATGAAAATTCTCCAAGAGCTTTTAAAGAGATTCAAGAAGTAGGATATTCTGGCAAGAGTCGATATTTTCAGGATAATGGCCTTGATAGTAGACCTGACTTGAATGAGTTCAGATGGGATCATGACTCTAAATCAAAAGTGATGGTAGAAAATACAGAACCAGATTTTATACAAGAACTCTGTGAAAAATATAAATCAAAGGGATTTAGATGCATGTGTTTACCTCCAAAATCTACATTGGATTATCATGTAGATTTTAATAACAGGATTAATATTCCTCTTATTACAAATGATAGTTGTTTTTATATTTTTGAAGATACTTTATATAAACTACCAGCAGATGGTGGTGTTTATTTGACAAATACTAAAGTTAAACACACAGCATTAAATGGGTCGAAAGACGAATATAGATTTCATTTAATAGGATATACTACTCTCGATCACAGATTTTGAAGAAGGATATAAATGGCCACAGACAACGAAAATTTTAATACAGTATTAGAATATGCTTGTAAAATTATAAAATCAGAATCGGCAACTATGCCTACTGGTTTGACTATAATAGAATTAACAAATTTGATTGCGATTACTCATGCTTGGAGTCCTGATGCTCCCATGTCTGTTGAACAAATAACATTATTTAGAACAACTGTAAAAACTGTGTTCAGTTTATCAGATGATGATGAACTAATTACAGATGATGAAAAGTTGGAAGATTATGTTTCAAGAGCGGCCCATAGTGGTGCGGCGATTATTGGACTTGCTAATAAATTTAATGACGAAGATATATCTTGGTTAGACTGGGATATTATTCGACAATAACTTATGGGAATGAAAGTTTCATGGGTATTATCGGAATTGTTAGATTTAGAAAAAATAAAGAAGTTTTTTGCTAGATCAGATAAAGAACAATTTGAATATACAGGATTAGACCGTATAGATGGTTTAGGAAATCATGGATATAGGGGATTGGGTGTTGAACTTGCCGCAAAAGAAAGTTACAATTTTTCAAGAAAATATGGTTACAATCCTTTTGAAGCTGATATTTTTGATTCCTTAGATGATATTGTTAGAGATTATACAGATCAGGAATTTGATGCAATTCTCAGAATAACACATTATCCTAAAATCAAAATGAATATTCATGGTAATGCTAGTGAAGGAGAAAGTGATCAAATATATAGATTGTGTCCTCATAAAGATTATGGTATTTTGACATTATATTATGAATATGTTTCTGATTCAGGATTTCAAATTTTTAAAGATGATGTTTGGAAAAATTCTGACTCATGTGTTTTATTTAAAGGAACTCAGCATCGTGTAATATATACAGATCCATTAAAAGAGAGGTGGTCTGTTACATATCATGTAGATTATAAAGACTGTAAAATTTCAATGAGAGAAAGATTAGATATAAAAAATAGTTATGGATAAACAATCCAGGCCTCCGGATGAATTGACTGCTATCGTACAATCCAAGGATTCTCTTGCAACACTTGGAAGTTATATTTTTGGTGGACAAAAACGAAAGTTTCCAGAAATTTGGAATGATTGTATAAAAAAATTATACAAAAAAACAGACCGTTATACTTTTATATATGATCCTGTGAAATGGGAGCATAGTGATACGTTAAAAGAAATTTATGAAAATATACATCCTGAAAATGCTTCAAAAACGTTTTATTGTAATGGAGATTTAAAATTAAATGAAAAACATGAAAGGTTTTGTCGTACTTATCATAATTTGACTCGTTTTCCTATAAACGTATATTCTTTCCCTTGGATTTTTATGCAACGTTGGTTATGGAGAGATAAAAAATATACAGAAAAAAGTGGAATGAAAGGATGTTTTGGTGATACGTATATAAAACATGCGAAATTAGATTATTATAAAAAATATAAAATTGTGTGTCCTGTTAATCATCCTAAAATTAATAGAGTAATGACCTTAGGTAGACTTGCAGAACATCATGAGTTTGCATATTCTTTTAAAAATACTGATACTATTAAAAAAGATGGTTCTTTTACTGATGCTGAATTTAATGCTTTTGTATTAAAAAATAAAAAACAATGGAATTGGGCTGAAGATGGTAATCATATTGTAGGAGAAGAATTTGCGATTCCTGTAGATCATAATATTGAATTTCCTATAAACGATTTTAATATTCGAAAACAGAAATATTTTACTGATATACTTAAACTTCCAACTGTTTGGCCCGAAGACATTCAAGAAAATGATTATCATTATTTTTTTCCGACATTAGAATGGCTACAATCTCACATTGAATTAATACACGAAACTTATTGTGTTAGTAGTGGATCAATTAGTGAAAAAACTGCAAAAGCAGTTGGACATATGAAACCTTTTCTTACAATAGGATGTCAAAATTGGTATAAATATTTTAAGTCTTATGGATTTCAATTGTATGATGAGTTGTTTGATTATTCTTTTGATTCGTTGCCTTCTTATAAAGACAGATGGGAGCATATCATGAATCAATGTGATAAAATTTTAGATACTCCACATAAGGAGTTAAAAGATAAAATTGAAAAAATGAAACCAAAACTTAAATATAACAAAGAAATAATGAAAAGTATTGGACGATCTTATATGAGCAGAATTGTTGATGTTTGGGCGTTAGCTAATAGAATTTTATTACCTTCTTATAATTCTTTTGGGTTTATAGATGATAAAACTTAATGAGGTGTTGGTTGAAGATTTTAATACGATATTGAAATATGGATTAAAATTAATAAAACAAGAACAAGTTCAAATGCCTGATATGACAATTTTACAATTACAATTGGTCATAGAGTGTGTGCGGGGGGGAGGAGGAACTGTTCCTGAAAGTACACAATCTGTTACTGAATATGATAAATTGACAAGTGAAGATATAGATGTTTTTAGAAAAACAATTCAAGAAGAATTAAATTTATTAGATGATGACAAACTTATTAATGATGATAATGAACTTAAAAATTATATTTCGAAGACCATTCATAGTGGCGCATGTATAATAGGAAATGCTAAAAAAATTAATGGGTCTACTGAATATTGGCAAGATGTTGGATGATTTTAGATAGTATTTTACATAAAAATAATTGTAATTATGGTATAGACTATGACCTTAGAACGAGGAATAAAGGTGATAGTATAGAATTTTATTCTATTGAAGAATGTAATAATGAAAAAGAATATAAATTTTATGTTTCTACGTACAGGCCTCTGATAAAGAAAGAAATAAAAAATCGAATTGGGGTGTCCGATCATGCTTGGATATGGTCGGATTTTCCAGAAAAAATTGATGATGCATTTGATAAAGAAATGCAATGGCATTATAATCGAACTATTGCTCTTGCTGAAGTAAATTATAATATTTCTTCTTTAATTCTAAATCCCCATGGTATATTTTTTTATAGTATATGCAGTTTTCCAGATTATATAGGAAGTAATTTATATACACAAGATTTGAAAATTTCAAATGAAAATTTTAAAAATTCAAAAATGTTAAGTAAAAATATTATGTGGCAAATAGATCCTGTAAAATTAAATTTCATTAACAAATATAATATAGTGCAATGATTTATAATGAATGGGATCAATTAGAAGAAGTTATTGTAGGAACTTCTTATAGCAGTTGTAATATTAATGGTTTAGATAGAGTTATAGAAGAGACTAATGAAGATTTAAATGCTTTACATGATATTTTTGAAACTCTAGATGTAACAGTTCACAGACCCACCCAACCAGAATTTTCTTTAGATATTCATCACCCAATAATGCCAAGAGACATTTTAGGGGTGTATGATGATGTAATTGTCAAAGTATATGGAGCAGTACATTCTCGGATAAAAGAGCATGAGTGTTATGAAAATATATTAGATCATATTCATGGATATCATTTACTAGAAATGCCTGTTCCTAATATAACCAAAACAGAAGATTATGAAATAGTTCAAGATCATACAAACAAGATTAAGATGCAACAACGATATGATAAGTATGAAGATGAAATTCTTTTTGAATCTGCGAATATTTTAAAGTGTAATGATATGTTACTGCATACACAAACTGCTAAAAAAGATATTGCTAATGGTAAAGGAACCGAAACAGGATTGAAATGGATGAAATCTAAATTTCCAGATAAAAAATGGATAGAGATTTCTGCAGGAGGTCATGCAGATGGTAAATTGGCATTATTAAGAGAGGGGTTGTTGTTGACTTGGAGGGAAGAGTATATTCCAGAGGAATTGAGTCATTGGGATAAGATAATAGTTAAAGATAATGCAAAATTTCCCAAAGAATTCGTAGTTCAAAGAAAACAACAATATTATTCGGATTATGTAATGAAATATTTGTCTGAGTGGGTGGGTTTTGCTAAAGAGACGTGGTTTGATGTTAATTGTATTTCAGTCAATCCTTCTACAATTATTACGGTGGGTCGTAATTTAGAAAATATAAAACAAATTGAAAAGTTTGGAATAGATGTTATTATGTGGAATCATCGCCATAGATATTTTTGGGATGGTGGAGCCCATTGTTGCACACAGGACATTAGAAGAGTGGAAGTATGAGTAAAAATTGTTTATATGCTCTTGGAGGAATAAATTATAAAAATGGTGTTATATCAACATGTCCTAGACAATCAGATCAGTTAGTTTTTGCTCATGAGACAATATTACCATCTAAAATTTTTAATCACAAAAATTTTAGAGGCATGAGAAAACTATTACATGAAGATCAATGGCCGCAAGGATGTTCTACTTGCGAAGAAATGGAAAAATCTGATTTAAAGTCTATGAGATTTGATTATGTATTAGATACAGATAATTATTTTTGTAAGAATAAGGTAGGATATGATAGAGAAATAGCAAGTAAAAAATTACTAGATTGTTATGATAATACAGATCATTCTGTCACTTCTGAAGGATTACGGCATGTTGAATTTAGATTTAGTACTGCATGTAATTTTTCATGTTTGCATTGTTCTAAAGTATATTCATCGGGTTGGACAAAAAAATTAAAAAATTATATTCCAGATAAAGAAGATGAGTTATATGATTTAAGACAGCTATTGGGTACAGAGCATAGACATGGTCCTAATGATAGAAATGAAATGTCATTGACTACTGATGAGGCTTTAAAAATAGTTGAAGATTTAAATGAGAATTTTCCTAATTTAGCTTATGTGGATGTTGCTGGTGGAGAAGTATTGTATCAAAAACAATTTTTTCCAACACTTAGAAAATTAGCAGAACATCCTAATGCTAAAAATATACATCTTTCATTTCATACAAATTTTAATGCTGATTTTAGTGTTATGGAATTATCTGATGTTTTATCTTTTTTTGGAAAATCTACTATTATAATATCAGCAGATGCCGGAAAAACATTTTATTCTTATTTTAGACATGGTGGTAGCTGGGATAAGTTAAAGCAAAATGTTAAAGAATTTAGAGATTATAATAATTTTACATATGTTGATGTGAGTTGTACGACTTCAATATATCAAATGTTCGATATTTATGATGTGTTTGAATCTTTTTTTGAATTGGGATTAAATTTTGATGCCTCCATTGTGCAGACCCCCCAATATTTGGATCCTTCTCTTATAATGTATGATTTTTATGATGAAACAATGGAAGATATAAGAAAAACCTATAAATTGATTGAACGTATGGAAAAAAAAGCGAAATCTAAAATGGATTTGATAAAAGGCAATGATGCTAGAAAATGGTTAGATTATATTGTAAATTATATAAAAAATACTAAAATAAGTTATAATCATTTTAATAGATGGCTGATCTATAGAAAAAAATCTGATATAATATGGAAACAAGATTTTAATCAATATTTTAAAAATTATCAAATAATCAAAGAAGACCTAGTAAGAGTATAAATATAATATAAAGTGTGATTAACAAGCTATTATCGAGGAACCATTATGTTTCAACAAATGTTAAAAAAATCTATATATAAATCTCAAAAATGTCAACGAAATTGGGATTTATCAAAAGATATACCAAAAGAAGATGTTGATGTAATTTTAACTTCTGCGACTCAATGTCCCAGTAAACAAAATTTACCTTATTATAAAGTACATGCAATAACTGATAGAAAGATGATTGAAAAAATTCATGATTTGACGGAAGGATTTGGTCCTATACATGCAGATAATAATTATACTGGTGAATTTAAATCAGGAAAACATGATAACGAAGAATATAAAACAAATTCTCAAGTTTTAGGTAATTTGTTATTGGCGTTTACAGAGAATACCGAAGATATTCATCAAAGAGAAAAAAACGATATGGTTGATGAAACAATCAATCATGATGATAGAATGATGGCAGTAGGTATTGCGGCTGGTTATGCGAATCTTACTTCTACGATGTTGGGCTATTCAACAGGATGTTGTAAGTGTTTTGATTCTGATAAATTGAATGAATTACTAGATGAGCCCACTCTATTGTTGATGGGTATAGGATATGATGATCCTACTAGGCATAGAAGAGAACATCATATTGATAAAGATTTTATATTTCCCACATTAAAAAAAGAAATTGAAGTTGTTATACATGAATAAAAATGAAATTTTTTGTTGGTTATGATTCATCTAGATCATATGTTTTTGATTATTGTGTAAAAAGTTTATTTGAATATCAGATTGATTATTACAAAATAGGTTCCTCAACACTTTCTAATGATATATGGTATCGAAAAAGACTATCTACAGATTCTACAGATTTTTCTGTATGTAGATTTTTAGTTCCTTATCTATCAGATTTTAAAGGTTGGTCTGTATTCATGGATGATGATTTTTATTGGAATGTATCCCCTCTTGAGTTACAAAACTTCTGTGATGATTCTTATTCTGTATTGGTGTGTAAACACAACTATGTTCCTAAACATATTGTAAAATGGGGAAACCTAAAACAACTAAAATATAATAAGAAAAATTGGTCTTCTTTGATGTTATTTAATAACTCTCATCCTGATTGTAAAAAATTAGATATAAAATTTGTCAATGAAGAAATTGCTTTAGATTTACATCAATTTAATTGGACAAAAAATGTCGGTAGTATTCCTTTAGAATATAATTTTTTAGTGGGGGAATATGAAGATATTGAAAATGCAAAAGCATTACATTATACGAATGGATATCCTGAGGATTTATGTATAAAATAATAGATGATTTTTATACTCTTGTGGTATTTAATAGAATATTAGACTTGGTTAGAGAATTTCCTATTAATCAAGTTCCAGAAAACTATGATGGAAAAAGATGTTCTTATGGTAAGGCCAGACAATATTTGACTCAAGAATCTGAACTTGCTAATCTTATACTTTCTAAATTTCCATATAAAAATGATTATAGGAGAAAAATAGAAATAGGTAATGATGTGAATGGTTTTTGGTTAAAACCACACTCTGATCATTCTGCGAAAAGAGAAGTTACGGTGGTTTATCTTGAAGGACAAGTAAATAATGGAACAACTTTTCATTATCCCCATGAATTGAAACGGGTTCGTTTTATTCCTAACAGAGCCCTTTATTTTGAACCTGATTTAAAAGAAACTTATGATAAAACTAGTTGGAAACATTCGGTTAAAAAGATTAACATGAACGTTAGACGAACTGTGATTGTAAATTATGTTGATAATACTTGGAAAGATATAGAAGATTGTTATGATCGATAAAGATCCTGAAAATTTACCCTCTTGTACATTTTGTGCCCTACCTTGGATGCATATTTCTACAAGACCAAATGGACATATGCGTGTATGTTGTACTGCAAATGCTTCTTCTGTTCAGGATAAGGATTCAACAATAAAAACTATACCAGAAGCAGGTGTTCTTCGAAGAGATGATGGAAAACCTGCTAATTTAGCAACAACAAGTTTACTAGATGCATGGAATAATGATTATATGAAATCTGTGCGAAGGATGATGTTAAGAGGTGATCGTCCTGCATCTTGTCTAAAATGCTTTAAGGAGGAAGATGCTGGACACAGATCAAAACGACAATGGGAAACAGCAAAATGGGTTAACGAAATTGGACTTGAGGAAATTATTGGAGAAACCACAGTTGAAGGAGCCGTTCCACCTAAAGTACGGTATATTGATCTTCGGCTTGGCAGTAAGTGTCAGCTTGCATGTGTTATGTGTAGTCCTCATGATTCATCTAAGTGGGTAAAAGAGTATAAAGAAATATTTCCTACATTAAAAAATGAACGATTACGTGCCTCACAAGTTTGGGAAAAAGATACTGGAAAATTAGCTCGATCTGGTGGATCATATGCGTGGCATAAATCGAATCCTACATTTTGGAATGAGTTTTGGACACAAGTACCGACTTTGAGACAGTTATATTGGGCTGGTGGGGAATCTTTGATAATGAAGGAGCATTATATGGTGCTTGAACGTATTGTTGAAATGGGTTATGCAAAAGATATTGAACTTAGATATAATTCGAATGGACTTGAATGGGAATCTCATTTATTTGGTCTTTGGTCTGAATTTAAGAATGTTATTTTTCATTTTAGTGTAGATTCATATCAAGAAAAAAATAATTTTATTAGATATCCTTCTCGTTGGAAAAGAATAGTAAAACAGATGCATATGTTAGATGATTATCCTCATGATAATCTTAGACTAACTACAGCAACTACAATTACTGCTCTTAATATTTTTTATTTACCAGAATTTATAAGTTGGAAATTAGAAGAAGATTGGAAATTGCTTAATAAATTTCCTGCTGGTGCTGGTATGATTGATTTACATCTGGCATATTGGCCCCCTCAATTAAATTGTAAGGTATTACCTAAATGGTTTAAACGAGATGTAACTGATAAATTTGAAGAGTTTTATCCATGGCTTGAAGAGAATTGGAAAAAATGTAATGGTGTTGAGGTCGAAAATATCGACTTCAAAGAATGGAGAGAATTACCGTATGGTATAAAAAGACTTGAGGGACTTGTGTCTTTTATGAATTCTGAAGATTGGTCTGAGAGATTACCTGAAACTGCTGAATGGTGTTTTACAATTGCAAAGACAAGAAACTTAGATTTTATAAAAATATTTCCTGATCTTGAATGGTTGGAGTGGTATGCAAATTGAAATTCCTAAAACAATACGTAGATTGAAACAGATATACATTGAAGAATTATATTCAAAATTTAAAAATGATGATATTTGGCGTAATATTAGACATTATGGTGATGAATGTTATGAACAAAGGTTCGTAAACACCATAGGTATTTGGATGTCCGGTGGGGCTGACAGTTCAATGTTGGCATATTTACTTGCTAAAAAAATTAAAGATGAAAACTTAAATATAAAAATTCAACCTTTATCTGTTAGGAGAGGAAGACCTAATAATCCAATATATGCAGGAAATGTTATAGATTGGATTGAAGAGGAATTGAATGTTAAAATGAATGATCATATTATATATTATCCACCTATTGATGATGAATATCAACGAGAAATAAAAGAATTTTGGGATAGAGATGATGAAAATTTTAGAGATTACGTCTTTCAAATATTATATTCTGGAATAACTCGCAACCCCCCTTCTGATGATAATACAATATCAAAAAATAAAGAACGTAGTAGAGATGATGATGCTGATAGACCTTTAAAAACAGAAAACGGTCTTCGTTTTTATATTAATCCGTTTTTTGATATACATAAAAAACAATTGGCAGAATTGTATAAACGATATGATGTGCTTGATACATTATTTCCTCGTACATATAGTTGTGAAGGAACGGCTGAACTTACTAAAACTCATACACAACATTGTGAAAAGTGTTGGTGGTGTGAGGAACGATACTGGGCTTTTGGTAGATATGTATAATATTGAAGATCAATCTAATCGTTATCAAATAATATGGGATCTTGGAAGAAGATGTTCATATGCGTGTTCTTATTGCCCCCCTCATAGAAACAACAAATGGTCTTCATTTTTAAAGTATGATAAATTGTGTAAAACTGTTGATAAAATTGTAGAATATGCATTATTGTATGATCAATTTAGAAAGAAACCAGCTCTTAAAAAATTGAGTTTTACAGGAGGCGAGCCCACAGTACATCCTGATTTTTTTAGATTTTTAAAATATGTAAAGAAAGAATATCCCGATTTTAGCAGAGGATTAACAACTAATGGGTGGTTTGGTAGTAATGTTCTAGATAAAATTTTATCATTGACTACTGGGGGGACAATATCTTATCATTGTGAAGCAACAAAAAAACAAAAAGAACAAGTTATATCAAATGCAATATATTTAAGAGAAAAATATAAAGTTAATGTAATGTTTCATAAAGATTATTTTTGGGAATGTGTAGATGTTTGTGAAACATTGGAAAAAAATAGTGTAGAATATGTACCGAGAATTATAGGAGATGACCATCCTGACGACAAAAAGTCTATAGAATTGGGTTATACACATAAGTATGATAAAGACCAAATGAAATGGTTTCGTACTTATTGGAAACAGAAAGGACAAAATGTCACAGAAACAGGAAATACACAACAAGGACTTGGAAGACCATGTTGTGGGGGGAGGTGCTTCAAAGCGGACGGTGTGGACTCTTATTTTTTGCCTTCTACTAATTTTTTGGGTTGGAATTGTATGGTTAATTGGTACTTTCTCTTTTTAAATTCTGAACTCGATGCGGTTTATACTCATCAAACTTGTGCAGTCAATTTAAATGGAGAAGTTGCACCACTAGGAAAAATATCAGAATTTGATAAAATTATAGATGATCTTGCTGATAGTTTATATCAAAAAAAAGTTCCAATGATTACATGCCCGAAAACATTTTGTGGATGTGGAATGTGTATAACAAAAACTTCAAAAAATATTGATGAAATGTTTAATAGACATACAATAGATGAATTAAATTATGAAGTAGTTTCTCAAAAAGAAAGTAATTGGTATACAGATTTAACAATTAAAAAATTATTTCAAAATAATATGTCATGAAACATTTTTGCATGGCCCCCTTTGTGCATATTCAAAGAAATTCTTTCGGTGAGTTTAATCCTTGTTGTATGTTTAGTGATAGAATTTATTCTGAACATGATTCTATACATGAAGCATTCAACAGTAAGGAGAATAATGATTTTAGACAAAAGATGTTGAAAGATGAAAAAATAGAAGGATGTAATAAATGTTATAGAGATGAATCTTTGGGAAAGTACAGTTATAGACAACGTTTTAATGAAAGGTATAAACAAGAATATATTGATAATCCAAAAATAAAAGAATTGGAATTAGCATTGGGTAATAAATGCAATTATAAATGTGTAGATTGTAATACGAAATTTAGTTCTTCATGGTATGAAGATGATTTATTATTGAAAAGAACACATTATACTTTTAAAGGACAAACTGTAAATAATACAATTCATGAAGAAGATTTTAAAATCATGGATTTGAATGAAATAAAAATTTTAGGTGGAGAACCATTTTTAGATAAAAGATATATTGATATATTTAAAAAAATTGATGCTGAAAATATAAATTTATTTTTTGTCACAAATAATTCTGTTTTTCCGAATAAAGAATGGATAGAACAATTAAAAAGATTTAAACATATCAACTTTAATATTAGTATTGATGGGATTCATGAGGTTGCAGAATTTGTAAGATACGGTACTAAGTTTACGAAATTTGAAAAAAATTATAAGAAATGGTTAGATTTAAATTTTCATAATATGGACATAATTCCTCATTTTGTTTTTCATTCTTTAAATATCTTAAATTTTGATCAAACTGTAGATTGGTTAATGGATATTTATGACTTAGAGTTAGAAGCAATGTTAAAGTATATTTCTTATGATTTTTTATCACAACCCGAAATGTTAAATTGTTCATTTTTAACAGATGAATGTAAAAATATGATTGTTAATAATAGTGTTTATTTTAAAGATGAATTAGAAAATTTTCTTGAAACCAATTCATTTAATTCAACATATATTAATGAATTAAAAAAATTCGTTTCTTTTTTGAATTTAAGAAATGAAATACCCGATCAATCTTTTCAAGTTATATCATGTTTAAAATAAACATTATAGAAATAGAATTATCATCTCATTGTAATGCAAAGTGTTCTGCGTGTATGCGTACTATATTAGATGAACGTGGAAAATATTATTTAAAAAATAATTTAACATTAGATGAAATTGAGTCATGGTTTAATCATATAGACTTATCAGATACTAAAATAAAAATGTGTGGAGTATTAGGTGATCCTATGATTAATCCAGAATTGCATGATATTGTTTTTTATTTCTTATATGAAAAACATGTACGAGATATTGAAATGTCTACGAATGGTGGTACTCGTTCATTAGATTTTTGGAAAGAATTGGGGATATTATCTAAAAATTCAAATAAAAGATTTCATATTCATTGGGCGATTGATGGTGCAACTAGAAATGACTACAGAGAAAATGTGAATTTGGATAGGGTTTGGAAAAATGTAACTGCTTATCATTCTACAGGAGGAAATAGTATTTGGCAATATATTATTTTTGATTATAATGAACATGAAATTGATCTTGCTAGACAAATGGCTAAAGAACATGGAATGAGGTTTGGTACTCGTAAAAGTTGGAGAAATAATTCAGATTTTGCTAAAGTTAAATCTAGGGCCGCCAAAGAAATTGATGCTGAAAAGTATGAAGAAGTTGAAAAACGAGCATATGAGAAATTATATGAAGATGCAAAAATTGTATGTAGACATAAAGTAAAGGGAGAAATATACATTGGTGCAAATAAGAGATTGTGGCCTTGTTGTCATTTATATGATGAAGATGTTGCTCAAAAAAATAATTCTATGAAACATTTATTTGAATCTGTGGGGCACAATTTTAATGATTTAAATAAACATAGTATAAAAGATATTTTATCTAGTGAGTGGTATAAAAAGACCTTAGAAGAAAGTTGGAATAAATTTCATCCTATGCATTTACCTAGATGTTATTTGACATGCGGAGATGAAGGAAAACGAGCAGTAATAAAGCAGATTGAAAATTAATGTCAATAATTAAAAATTTTGATACTCAAAAGACTGGTGAATTGATACATAGACCTGATATTAATGATGAGAAAAAAGAAAATTTATGTTATATGATGTTTGATAAGCATCGTTATTTTTGGAATACTTGCGATTTGATATATGAAGAAATTGGTAAGAGTGATATTGATTATTGGGATGATGTAAAATATCTAGATTATAAGATCACAACTTCAATGTTTGATGATAAGAAATCTTATAATTGTCTTGAAAATTTTTTGACAAATCGACAAGATGAAAAAATCTTACATATTGTTAATACGACACATGAAGAGAAATCTCTTTTTGAATTTGATGAGTGGACCACACTTTGTAAAATAATTAATAAATTACCAACCGAGTATTTGACTATCGAAGTTGTGAATAAAACTTATTGGTCTACAAATTATACTATAAATTTGGAATATGAAATTGAAAAATGTAAAGAACTGTATAATTGTTATAGATTAGAATTTTTTCTGTATTTTAAAAAGAAAAACTTCTTTCATATTCCTTTGAGATTCGATGGTGCGAATCTTGCAAGTACATTAACATCCTTACCACAACAAGAATATAAAAAATATGTGGAAAATTGAAACAGTAGAGTGGATTGATATTGAATTAACATCATTCTGTAATATAGCGTGTCCAGGTTGTTTGAGACAGGAAAAAAGAAAACAAGTTGAATCTATTCTGGACAAGGATATGATAAACTTTTCAGATTTACAAAAATGGATTTCAAAAGAGAAATTTCCTAGTTTAAAATTAATGAATTTTTGTGGATCTGTAGATGAGCCTACTACTCATCCTGAAATGTTAAAAATAGTAGAATATTTTTTGGAATTTTCAGAAGTCAATATTGCTTCTAATGGATCGACTAAAACAAAAGATTTTTGGAAGAGATTGGGAGAATATGGTGTATCCGTATTTTTCGGACTTGATGGAACAGATCAAAAATCATTGGAAAAATATAGAATTGGGTCTAATTTTAAAAAGGTGCAAGAAAATTATAGAGCATTTATCAAAGCGGGAGGTAATGCTACATGGCAATTTATAGTATTTGATCATAATGAACATCTTCTTGAAGAAGCAAAAAAGATTTCAGATAAAGAGGGATTTAAAAATTTTAGAACTATCTTTTCACACAGAAAAGGAAGTGGTGAAGTTGAAAAACAAGTAGTCGAAGAACAAGAAATTTTTTGTAAATATGGAAATCAAAAGCGACTTTTTATAAATCATACAGGAGCATTAATTCCTTGTTGTTTTTTAAACTCTGAAGCATTAGAACTTCATGCGAATAAAAAACCCAAAACTAAATTTGGAACGAAATATATGGAATTAGGAAATGTATTGTCTAATAATCTTAGATATAATACTATATCAGAAGTATTGACCGGCGAATTATTTGAATATGTTGTAGATTCTTGGTCAACAAATCCTGTAGAAAAATGTTGGAAAACTTGCAAGCAGAAAAAACGAGATATTTTTGTTGATGAAACTATAGGTGTTAAATGAAACATAGTGAATATGATTTTACCAAGATACCTTGGAATAAAATTGAACGAGTTGGAACTTGGAAAATGTTGGAGACCGATTTGTTTTCAGTTTCGTGGTTGTTAGGTAGATTTTGTAATTACAGATGTTCATATTGTTGGCCATATGCTAGAAGTAATACAAAAGATCATAGACCTACTGGTGTATGCCTCAAAACGATTGACGAAATTAAGCGACAAGCCAGAGAACGAAATTTTAATAGTTTTCATTTTAGTCTATCTGGCGGTGAGCCCACCTTTCATCCAGCATATCTAGATATACTTGAATATCTTGCTGATGATGTAGAAAATACAAATTATACATCCGTTCATATGACTTCAAATTGTTCTCGTCCTATGAAATGGTTTGAACGATATGTTAAATCAGCATCTAAATTTTCAAGAGCATCTATTACTGCATCATTTCATCGTGAATATATTACTCAAAATAAACTTGAAGAGTTTGCAGAGAAACTTGATTTTTGTCAACGTAATGGTGTAAGGGTGACTATCAATTCTGTTATGGTGCCAGATACGTTTGACGAAATATATAAAGATTTATTATATTTTTATGAACGAGGCATAAACGTAACACTTAAACCTCAGAGTGATCCTACTGCATCATTTGTTGTTGATGGATATACAAAAGAACAAATGCAGGTGCTACATAATGGTATGCCTCAGATTACAAATATGGAGGTCAAATCAAAAAAACTCAAAAATATTCATCAAGAATTTGAAATTGTTATGAATGATGATGAAGGTAATGAATGGTATCTTGACCAAGCAGAAAGATTTAATGCATTCAATTTTAATAATTTCAAAGGGTGGACTTGTTCTTCTGGTTATCGCAGTTGTATTATTCGTGAGCCTGATGGGAGCATTAAGCGGTCTTATTCTTGCGGAGATGTTCCTTTAGGAAATATTGAAACAGGATTTAAATTATTTAACTCGCCAAAAGAATGTATTACGAATGCATGTGTAAGTTCTGCTGATAGTAAAATCCCAAAAAAGAAATCAAATTGTAGTTTACCATTATGGAAATTTAAGTCTTATGAAGATTTGAAAGCGAGATTGGAAAATATATGATGATTCCCTCTAAAGATAACAGTTTTTGTTTCTATCCCTTTTATGCTATGGTTTTTAAATTATGGAAAAAAGGTAGTAATGAATTAAAAGCAGTTGCACCATGTTGTATGATGCATGATACTAAAGAGACGAAAAGATTTTCTTTGGAATCTAGTACAAATCTTTCAGAAGATTGTCTCCAACTAGAAACAGGGGAACATTTTATACTTGCGGAAGAATATAATTCAATTTTGACTGAAGAAGAATTAAGGGGACTGTCTCCTTACGATATTTTTCATCATGAAAAATTTGAGGATCTTAGAAAAAATCTTTTAAATAATAAACGTGATCCTAGATGTAGTACGTGTTGGAATCAAGAAGATAAAGGAATAATGTCTCATAGAATGTACACTAGATGGCAATTTTCAGAAGAATTTAAAACAGATTTAAAAGAAATAGATATTTCACTTTCCAATAAATGCAATCTTGCTTGTAGAATGTGTAATGTGGGCTCTTCCCATCAAATAGCTGAGGATGTAGATAAATTAAAGAAAAATAAAAAATTTGAGATATTTGAGATGGCGGCTAACAATTCTTTAAATTCTCATAATTTACCTAGGAACGTTAATGAAAATTATTTAATTCGATGGATTTATAAAAATACTGATAAGATAAAAATATTTAAAGCCTCTGGAGGGGAACCTTTATACGATAAAAACATTATTAATTTATTGCAAAAATTTGTTAATACTGGAAATAGTAAAGAAACAGAATTGTGTTTAACTACAAATGGAATGTTGATCACAGATGATATTATAAAATTGATGAATAAATTCAAAATTCAAAGACACTCATTTAGTATTGATGGGGTTGATAGTACGTATGATTATATAAGACATAAATCAAATTTTTTAATATTAGAAAAGAAGTTAAAACAATGGTATAAAAATTCTACAAACCTATATGCAATAAATGTGAACTTAGTTTTATCTGCTTTAAATTTAGGTAATATAGTTGATTTTTTAGAGTGGATCGCCTTAATGTTTCATAACAAGATTAGATGTAATGTTTTTATTTCTGAAGTAAGACCTCATGGTAGAGGAATTGATATTATAAATTTGCCAATTACTTATTTAGAAACAATACAAAAAAATATTATAAAATATAAAGATGGATTTGAAGAATTTAGAACAAAAAAATATGAATATATGCATTCAAGCAAATATTTTCATTATGAGATTGATAAATTATTGTCGTTGATCGAAAATGCAATAACGAATAATGTGTGTGATATTTCTCGTTTATATACTGAAATATCATTATTAGATGAAACGAGAAATCAAAGTTATAAAGATTTTCTGGATTCTTCTTTAATTAACATTTTGGAAAGTTATGAACGAGAAATTAATCGATAACACTATACAAGATTATTCTTTGCGAGAGTTGCAGATTTATTCTTCTAAAATATTATCTGTGTGTGGTGCCACTAATAGTTTTATAACACAATTTAAAGCGGATAATGACAGTCAACAATTTTATAAAAATGTAATTAAATGGTATGTACAGAAATATCGAAAATTTCCTGAAGAGGAAGTACTGTCTTTTATTTTTAAATTTATAGTAAATGATACTGGATTGGGGGACAGATTTATTATGGTTTCAAATATTCTTTATACTATGAAAGAGATGAATATCTATAAGAACATGCGGCATTGCAATAACTGCACGAACCTCAGTCGTTTTATTGTAGAAATGTATTTTAATACAAGGAGAACATCACAACGTGAACTACTTTTAAATTTTACGGATTTTTATGAGGTTATAGATTTTTTTCATTTTGAAAGACCATCAATACAAGTACCAATAATTTCAAATGTAATAGAACAAGAACATGTGGATCCACTTGATCCGAATCTCTCCGAAAACATTTCTCGTAAATCATACCAGAAGAGAAAAAATATTACTGGTAATGTTAGTTGTTTAAATTATAATATGAAAAATGAAATATATGGATATCATAATCGTCATCTTTATGATCATGGAAAATATTGGCCTATAAATTTTGATAAAACTGTAAAAAAGAAATTTATAACGTTTATGTTTTATGTTGGGAGGGAAAGGGAGAACAACAAAATAATTACATTAGAAGAAGAAAAAACATTTAATCAACTTAAAGATTATTTAATACATTATCTTCATCGTTCTGATTATTATTTTGTTCGCTTAGAAGATGTAAATTTTAAAAAAAATGTAGAATTATTATCTAAAAGTGTATTATTAATAGCATCAGAAGGAATGTGGACTCATTTGTCTAGAGCAATGAATATCGATACCATTGCGTATACGAACCTTCCTGCATTTATTGAAGAGTTTAATAACCAAGGTCATTTTTGTTCAGGAAATTTTGAAGAATGTTTGACTAAATTGAAAGAAAAATGTACAAACTTAACGAAATAAAACATATACATTTTGAGCCTACCCAAAGATGTCAAGCATCGTGTCCTATGTGCGATAGAACAAATAATCCACATATAAAGAATGCTGAAATTTCTATTGAACAATTTAAACAAATCATTGATATTAATTTTGTACAACAATTGAATAGTTTTCTCATGTGTGGTAATCATGGAGATCCTATGATTGCAAAAGATACACTTGACATATATGAATGGTTGCGCTATAATAATAATGAACTGCATCTTCAGATGATTACAAATGCCGGAGGACGATCAGACGATTGGTGGAAAAGACTTGCAGAACTTTTTGGTGATAATGGCAAAGTATCTTTTTCAGTAGACGGTTTGGAAGATACGAATCATTTATATCGAGTAAATGTAGATTGGAAACGAGTTGAAAACTCAATGGATGTTTTTACTCAAGCAGGAGGTAAAGGAACATGGGTGTTTTTAATATTTGAACATAATGAGCATCAAGTGGAAGAAGCAGAACGTATGGCTAAATTATTTGGACTTGAGTTTCAGAAGAAAAAAACTGGAAGATGGGTACAAAGCTATAAAGGCGATAAGATTGATAAAAAGATAACCAGTAAAGGGAATGAGATTAAACCACCAATTAAGACAGAACATCAGAATAAGAGTGTAAATGAATATGATAAATTGATTAAGACTCATGGTACTTTTCAAGATTACTTAGATGATACTGATATAAAATGTAAATCGATAGATGCTAGAGAAATATACATTTCAGCAGAGGGCTTGGTTACTCCTTGTTGCTGGACTGCTGGAAAATTATATAAAGCATATGAACAAATAGGAGAGAATCAAATGTGGTCTTATATAGACGATATTAAAAATATTAATGCTTTACATAAACCCTTAAATGAAATTATAGAAGGAAATTTTTTCAAAAAGATTGAACAGTCTTGGAATTTAACTTCTTGTTCACAAGGAAAATCTCAAGTTTGTTCAGAGAAATGCGGTACGGGATTTGATGCATTTAGAGATCAGTGGAAATAATATGACTATACACGTATATTCTGATAGTTTTGGTGAGAATTATGAACCTGGAACTTGGCCATTCGAATTGGAAAAATTACAAAATCAAGAAGTGATTTGTAATGGTCAGGGAGGAACAGGTCCTAATTGGAGTTTAAGAAAATTAATAACCCATTTAGAAGACCCCTCCTCCAGGCTTACTTATGCTCCAGAACATCAAGACACTATTATAGTTTTATTATCTGATCAAAAAAGAATGGAATTTCCTTGGTTGGAAAAAGATGGTCATGCAGATGGTCAGTTTTTATTAGCAGAAAACATGCCGCTTCCTGACACTCTCCCATCGAGGTTTGCTAATCCCGAACGAGGAAGACAATATAAAAATTATAAGTCTGAAATAAAAGCAGTTGCTAATACTTTGGGACCGATGTATCTATATGAAAATGTAAAAAATATCACATTTTTACATTTGTTATCTAAACAATTTAAAAAATATAATTTTTTAGTTTTTACCTGTTTCAGTCTTGATCATTTTACTTCTAAATATAAAAATTTTAATATTAAATCTACTAAGTTATTACATGATTTAGATTTTGAATATTTAAATACATATAATTTTTACTATGTGTCAACACCGATATCATATATGGTAGGAAAATATCACGGTCCGCCGAAGGATGTACTTGATAATCATATGACAGTAGAACAGAATGAAAAATTTGCATTGTTTTGTAGTGATATTTTAAATAAGGAAGAACCAGATTCTAGTTGGTTTGTATATACAGCATATGATGATCCATTTGCTGAACATCAAGGGTCTGAACCCCCTCCACCGATGTTTATTTATGAATAATATTAAAATAAATTGTCTTAAATGGGGCACAAAATATAATTCTGACTATGTTAATAGAACGTATGGTGGATTGCTGAAACATTGTCAAATACCATTTCATTTTGTGTGTTATACTGATGATTCTAAAGGGATATCTTCTAAAATCGAAATAAAAGATATTCAAGAACTTAGACCATATGATACAAAGAGAGTTTTTACTTATGAAAAATTATTTCTTATTGATAATGATGAATATGATAAAAACTTTTGGATAGATTTAGATGTATTAGTGCATGAAGATGTAACTGAGCTAATAACAAGAAAACATCATAATATTACATTTATATGGAATTATTGGAATGATTATGAAGAGATAAGTTTATTTAATTATGGCAGAGGAGTGTCTTGTCATACAAATTCATCATTTGTTGCATGGGACAAAGGAACAGCCACTTGGCTCTTAAAATATACTAAAGAAAATTGGGAAAAAATAAAGTGGACATATAAGAGTTTAGACAAATATTTGTTTTATCAACATCATAGAAATGGTAGATTGAATTTGTGGGAAAAAGAAGTATTTTCAAATTATAATAAAGAAAATTATCAATTAAAAAATAAGGTGACATTATTTAATACATCACATCTTTATAATAATGAAAATATGAAAGAAATCAAACATTATGAATTACATGAATCACCAGTACAGGAATTATGGAAAAGTTATTCTATTGGGCTGTAAATCACGAAAAAATATCTGTACTATGTTGTCCTAGTTTTAAATTTATTAAAACATTGAGGGGATTGGATATGGAAATTGATAATATAAATTATGATATTAATTTTAGAGATATGCCAAGTGTTATGTGTAATGATTTTGTATTTGATAATGTTAAATTACATACTTGTGTATTGCATTATAATTGTGAAAAAACATATCCTGTAGGTAGAATACATAAAGGAATTTTCATATTAAGAGGTGATGATAAAGAACATAATGGTGATTGTAATCCTATTCATTCGATTGATAAATTAATAGAAGATAATGAACTGACAGAAGTTTTTAATTCATTTGAAATACAAAGTAAAAATAAAAAATATAAACATTATTGTGTATATGGAACAAATATATAATTGGCGAAAAAATAAAAATGATATAAGTCTGCATAATATTGAAATAGGTTCTTGTAATGAACAAATCGGAGAACTTAATACAGAAATTGGTTCAATTAGAGAGATTATCGGAGAACACAAAGAAGAAATTTCTATATGTGAAAATGATAATCGAGAAACACCATATTATTGGGTTAATCAATGGATTAATAATAATTTACCTTCATATTCTAATAGTTTTGAAGATTCTGTATCTCAGGGACAATATGAATCAAAATTGTGGCTTTTTCAAGAGTTAGAAAAAATACAATATTTTGATGAGTCTCATATTGACATAATAGGTTCGTGGTTTGGATATCCGTTAATTGAAATGTTATCGGATATTTTTAAAATAAAACAAGTTGATTTATATGATTTGGATGAAAATTGTCATAAGATAGTTGCACAATATAAAAATCATTTTGATGAAAAGTTTAAAATTGCACAATTTGGAGATTTTTTTGAACGTAAAGAATTAAGAAGAAGACAATTAATAATAAACACTTCTTCAGAACATATGGCTGATATTGCTTTAATGAAAGAATATTATAAAGATTATCCAACGAAACCCATTTTAGTGATACAATCAAATAATTATTTTGAGCTAGAAGATCATATAAATTGTGTAAAAGATGTTAATGAATTGATTGAAAAAAATCAAATTAAAGATGTTTTGTATAAAGGAAAACGATCTTTGCCCCTATATGATAGATTTATGGTAATAGGAAAATGGTAACCATTGTTCTTGTATGTACCGGAAATAAATATGATGAATGGTATGTTGATAATATTCTTCATATGATTCGTAATCATGGAAAATTGAGATATAGATTTGAATATCATGTCATAAGAGAAGGAGAAGGTGTTGTTTTTGATAAATTACAAATGTTTAAAGAATGTACTGATAATATAAATTATTTATATTTTGATTTAGATATAATTATTAAGGATTCTATAATTCATTTAATTAAAGATGATTTTACACTTATTAATGCCTGGTGGAGAGAACCGTTTCATACTCCTTTGAATTCTTCAATAATGTCGTGGAAAGGAGATTATTCTCACATCTATGATAAATTTTATGAAGATGAAGACTATAGCAGAGTAAAATATTGGAGAGGCATTGATGAATATCTTTACAAAGAAATAGATTATAATATCTATGATGAAGTATGTTGGTCTTATCCTTATAATCGAAAAGAATTAAATTATTCAGTTTGTTTATTTAATCATAATTTTGCTCCTGCAATGAAAACAGAAGAATGGACAAAAAAATACGTATTATTAAAAACTTCTTAACAAAAGAAGAATGTTTTGACTTTATTATAAATTATAGAAAAAAAGTTCATCCTGCTAAAATTATAAATGGTGAATTTTCTTCTGAAAGAAAATCTAAGGTTTGGATTTGGGGAAACGATTCTGTTATGGACAATAAATTTAATAGTTCTGGTATGACATTTCAATTTTCAGAATATTCTAAGTTAAATTATTATCATTGGCATAATGATTATCAAACCTTGAGCAATCGTAAAAGAATAGAAACATGTGTCATACCCTTAAATGTAGAATATCAAGGAGGAGTTTTTGAAATTAAAGATTATGATTCAATTGAATTGAATGTGGGAGATTGTCTTAGATTTGATTCAAAATTAGAACACAGAGTTAATCCTGTATTGAAAGGAAAAAGATATTCTTTAACTGGGTGGATTTATGGATAAAACAAATGATATAATTTTGATACATGCATATTTGTCTGATGAAGAGAGAAAATCATGTTGTCATAAATTTATAAAACAATTTAAATCTTTTGGATATGATGTTTTGATTACGAGCCATTTGCCTCTTGATAAAGACACCCAAGAATTAGTTGATTATGCAATTTATGATAAAGATAATATCTTGATCGATGATCCCACATTGAAAGGATACTTAATTCATTATTGTTATGGCGGTGACGACAAAGGAGAAACTTTCCCTATTTTTAATATTGCAAGTAGAGAATTTTTTAAAAATAACACAATATTTGCAGTTTTACGTTTATTACTTGCTGGTGTCACATATGCAAAACTTCTTAATAAAAAAGTAATACACCTATTTGACTATGATGGATTTTTGCCTTTTGATGATGAATTAATAAAAAATAGTGATACTATATTAAATCAAGGAAAACAAGCAGTATTTTATGAACGAGAAACAGAAGATTTAGATGTTGAACATTGGGGAGATAGAAGAATCAGACATTGGCAAATTATGACATTGATTATGTCTTGTAATGTAGATTTTTTATATCGAAGATTGAATATGTATCCTAATGATCATCTTAAAAAAATGATTGTTGATTATGGTATGCAGATGGGAGAAGAATTATTAGGATATGTTCTTGGTGTATCTTATATGAATAAAAACACAAATACTTTTGAAGAAAATATTGAAATAAAAAATCTTGAAGAGACTGTTCAAAGAATAGGTTTCGAAAAACAAAAAATTTATACTGATGCTGAATATCCTTGGATATGTCTTGCGTGGTATGAACCCCAACAAGGATATAGATTTTTTGCTATGCCCCCAAAGGGAACAATTCATGTGAAAATTTTTAGAAATAATGAGCAATATTCTGCTTTTACCTGTTCTGATTGGGGTTACAGAACAGATTTTTTTCTTGAAGCTGGTCTTGAAAATATAACAATTCATGTAAATGATGAATTTTTTAGAGAATATGATTTCACTAAACCAGAAACAAAAGAACGTATTTTACTGTGTAATATTTGGACCGATGCCCCATAACAATAATATAAGTATCATAATTCATACGTGTGACGAATACAGTCATTTTTGGGATGGCTGGTATACTATGTTTGATCATTTTGAATTTTTAGATTTAGGATGGCCCATATATTTTTGCAATGAAGAAATAGAATTACCCTTTAATGATCAGAGAATACTTCAGATTAAAACGGGTAAAAGTAAAAAATATATGGGAATCGAAGAACGAGATTGGTTACCTACTTATGGGGGCCCAAAGCAAATTGATGAGGGGTGGAGTGATAGACTTATAACATCTTTAAATTCGGTTCAAACAAAGTATGTTTTATACATGCAAGAAGATCAATGGCCATTTAAACAGATTGATGCAAACTTGTTTAATTCATTATTAAGGTTTGTACGATTCAATGATGTGAATGGACTGAGATTACATCGACTTACATCTTCCTATGTTTTAGATGAATATGAAGAAACTGATCATTATGTACAAAATAAAAAAGTTTTAAAGGCCAAAAGAGACAGTGGTTTTTTATTGTGCCATCAACCGACTATTTGGAATAGAGAATTTTTATTGAACGTAAGTATTCCTGGTGAAGGATTTAGAGATAATGAATATGCTGGAACTGAAAGAGTTAGAGAAAAATATAAAGATCCAAAAATTTTTTTATATAATCATCATTGGTTTTTAGAAAAATCTGCTTCTTCTGCTGGTTTATGGATTCCAGAAGTTGAATGGGAATATAGAGAAGTTGTAAGAGAACGTGAAGTTTATAAACATTTTAATATGATTAAATCTATATGAAAATATTAAATAATTGTTGTAGTCCAGATTATTTGGATACACTCAAATACTTTGCATCTACTTCTGAAAATTGGAATCTGAAATTTCCTGCTGGAGAAAAATTTTCAATCGAAGATAAGTTTTTAAAACTAGACATTATTAATACTAATGGAATGAGACATCCCCTTTTAGCGGGACTTGCTATGGGATTATTACTTCAGATTCATGAAACAGGGGGTCGAGGGTTGTTTATTCCAGAGATTTGTTTATGTGGTATATCAATAAAGGATAAACATACACCAAATAATATACACATAGATGAGGAAAAAGATAATAATTGTGTTAAGATTCTAGGAATTATTAATAGTGATTGGAAAGAAGAATGGGGTGGTGGATTTTTTTACAACGGAATGAGCAACTATATCAAACCAACATCATTTTGTATTTTTGATCCGTCAGAAAAACATTCGGGTGAAGAAATTCTTTCTGATAAGAAAAGATTTGCAATTGATTTCACAGTTTTCCGAAAATGAATAAAACAAAAGTATTTGCAGTTAGAGTGCGTGACAAATATGATCAAAGAGTTGAAGATTATATTAATTCAAAAATATCGAATGTTACATGGATTAGAGATGAATTGTCCGGAGTAGATTTACAATGGAATAAATTACGAGTCATGAATATGGATATTGATGAGCCAGTTCTTGTAATTGATATTGATACTTTTTATATTAATGATTACATTAAAGCTATTGATTATCCCATAGAAAGAGGAGAATTTTTATCCGTAAAATCTTGGTGGAGTGATACCTGGAATGAAAATTATTCATTATGTGGTGGATTTCAAAAATATTATCCAAAAGACTGTAAATACATTTATGATGAATTTATGAGCAATATTAATTATTGGTCACAACATTATATTATACGTGAAATAACAACAGGACCAGTTAATGGGGAACAATATTTTGTAGAAGATCAAGTAAAGAAAAAATTAAAATTAAAATATCTTCCTGAAACATGGGTAACTAGAATGTGTAATAAAAAAAATTTAAAAGAACTCGCATCAATAAATTCTATGTATCCAGGAGAATATGTTTATTTAGACGGATTTCATGATGACATTAAAATCATTCATTTTAAATATGAAGATATAGATTATTCTTTTTTATCTTGAAGAAGTTCTCTGAGTTCTTCTTTTTCCTCATCATTTAAATTTTTAAATTTTTCTGCAATGGTTGGAGTTGTTGGATCCGATTCATCCAATTCATTATAGGCTGAAAATAGTTCAACTAAATTATTTGCTTTTCTAATTTTGCTTCTTGCTCTTTTGTTTTCGCTATTTTGAACTTCTTCTCTTTCGAAAATCTGTAATTTCCATTTAAAAATTGATTCAGAAGGAATATCTATAAGTAATGAATTTATATCTTCAGGAATTGTTTCCATTTTTGACCGCGCCCCGTCTTCTTCACCTTCATTAACTATTAAATAGTACCAATACATTGCCTCAATGATTGAACTTGATTTTCTAACAGCAGAACGATACTCTTTTTTATTAGTCTCTTGAACGGGCGGTGATTCAAATATTTCAAGTTTTGTTTGAAACAATTCTTCTGTTGAAGCATTTCTTATGGATTCCCATGTGATGGGTTTTGTTTCATCAACAGTTTCTATTGTAAGATTACCATTTTTTTTATATTCTTGCCATTCATTAAATTCTTTTTCTCTTTTTGTTATGGTATCATAATAATTTTGTGTAGATTTCTCTATTAAGGAAAAGGTTTTGTAGACAGAATCTTCGGGTAGGGCGTCTAATAGTGCCCTAACACAATATGTTTCTGTTTGTGATTCAATTATTTGTACCTCAATGTCTGGATGAGGTTTAGTCATATCTTCACCTTCGGGTATTTCTCTAAAACGTATTTGGAGAGGATTGTCTTCTCCGGTATAGCCCGGCGCAAATTTGAAGTAAACCGTAGCAACTCTACATTGTTTCCAGTAGGCGAACCATGTTTCGTAATCAGAGGCGTGATATGTTTCTTCTAGAGTAATCATTATATTTCCTTCTATGGGGTTCTTTGACCAGGACTTACGAAATAGTAAGGTCCGTTGTTATCTACAATAGATCCGGACGGCGTATATGTTCTTGTGTATACTCCGCCTGATGGACCACTTAATACATTTGTGTAACTGTCATATTTTTTATCGTAAAATGTTCCTCTATGGTTACCACTATTAGTAGTTTGAACATTATATAATGGGGCTCTTCTATGGAGTATGTTTATATAAACATCATTTATTAATTTAGCAGTGGAACTATAAAGTGTACTAGTTTCTAGTTGTATTTCATTATTGGTGCTGTCCCATCTAATATAGTTATCTGGAGATGATGGTTCAGTCGTATTTGCAGTTTTTAACCATAATCTATAATCATTATAACTAGCATTACCATAGATTGAATCTGTAAAAAATGATCCTTTGTCAACCCATCCACCAGATATTCCACTTGCGGTGTTTGGAGCAGAAACGGATACTCTATAAGTGCCCACTTCATCTCCAGTTTCCATTTGAGTAAGACAATGATCTGCAAGTGTATCCCGAAGATCCGTTTCGCTGATTGGTCCTATTTTTAAATCGGGACTTAGCCAATATAATAGTCCACTGGTGTTTATCGTTGCTTCTACAGGAGCCGCTGTACTATGATTTATATTTTGATAAAAAAAGTTTTGTGTATTGGTGATAGATGTTTGATCACTACTAAAAGTTGTATCTGGTTCGTATCCACCTGTGGGAGTATTATCATCTGTTTCTGTATGAGATCCCGATGATCTTACACCATTATTAGCACTTCCTATTCCGGCTGAGCCTGCTCCGCCGGGCTGAGTCTTTCCTACCCAACCTGGAGTAGTGTCGGTTGTGTTTAAAAGATCAGCATATCTTTTTCTTAAAAAATAACTAAGGGTGTCTATATGTGCATTTTGATACATCCGAAGGTCTTTATTTCCGGAATCCCAATATAAGTGTCTGTATTGTGTCATAAATAATCCATTGACATTAAGTTCAAAATAGTGTAAACTATATAATTGTAACAGTATATTTTGTTTATATTATATATATTTAGCCTTCAAAAGTGTTTATGAGAATTTTATATATTACACCCCATCTATCTACAGGTGGCGCACCCCAATATCTTCTTAAAAAAATTGAATTGTTGCATGGGGACAATGATATTTATGTAATAGAATATAGTGATTACGGACACTATAGGGTTCAAAAGGACAAAATATTAAACATTCTAAATGAACGTTTAATAACTTTATCTGATAATAAAGATGATATTCTGAAGTATTTAGATGAAATAAAACCCCATATTGTTCATTTTGAAGAAATGCCTGAATTCTTTATGGATGATAAAATAGCCGAAAAAATTTATAATAAAAATAGAAATTATTTAATTTTTGAAACTTCTCACGATTCTTCTTTCGATCCTTCCTCAAAGAAAGTTTTACCAGATAAATTTTTATTTTGTAGTGATAATCAATTAATAAAATTTAGGTCAATAGATGTTCCTGCATGTGTCATAGAATATCCTGTTGATAAAAAAACATCAGAAAAACAAAGAGATGTTGCTTTGAGAGAATTGGGTGTTGATCCTGCCTTAAAACACGTATTGAATGTTGGGTTATGGACATCAAGAAAAAACCAAGCAGAAGTTATTGAATATGCTAAACACTTAACTGATGTCCAGTTTCATTTTGTAGGAAATCTTGCGGAAAACTTTAAAGATTACTGGGACCCCTTAACAAAAGAACTTCCTGATAATTGTACGGTTTGGGGAGAAAGAGATGATATAGAAAAATTTTATTCATGTATGGATCTATTTTTGTTTACTTCCAAAGGCAGTGGTTATGATAAAGAAACGAATCCACTAGTATTGAAAGAGGCATTGTCTTGGAATATACCTGTATTATCGCATAAAATTGATTCATATCTTGACAAATATGATGAAAAAGTTACTTGGCTTTCTGAAGATTTTAATATTAATTTAATTAAAATACATAGAATGTTGAACATTAGTGATCGCCTTGTAAATTGTTCGCTTGAAGAAACAAAAATAACTTTTCATTTTTTAAATTTATATGAATGTTTTCATGAGAAATTGTTGTGTGTATATGAAATAGATACTGGTTTGTTGACTTACAGATCACACATTCTGACAAATTCAATGTGGTGTCAGCCGCATTGTGGTAAAGATGTTACAAATGGATTTATAGTAAAAATATTTGATGCTCCTAAAAACTATTATTCTAATTTAAATGATGTGAATTTATTAGACAATCATCATCTTTTATATGAAAAATCGTTTCCATGGAAAACTGAAGTAGATATTAAAATTCTCGGAGAAAGAAAAAAGTTTTATGGAATAGCAGATGATCCTTCTTCTTGGTACACTTTTTATGAAACTTTGATATTAAATTATTATGATAAATTAAATTTGATAGAAGGAGATACTGTAATTGACATTGGTGGACATTATGGATTTTTTGATTTGTATGCTTTAAATAAAAAAGTTTCTCATATTCATACGATTGAGCCCACCAAAACAACTTTTGATATTTTATGTAAAAATGTGGAAGAATATAAAAATGTTGAAAAATATAATTTAGCAATTTCTTCTGATAATTCATCTAAACCGTTTATTACTATCGGTGCTAGTTCTTGTAATTCTTTTTATGAAACTTATAATAATAATGCCGCCAACGAAGCAAATCATGGTGTAAGAAAAGAAGAAATCGTTAATTGTGTTACACTTGAACAATTTATGAAAAATAATAATATTGATAGAATAGATGCATTAAAGATAGATTGTGAAGGAGCGGAGTGGGACATATTTCCGGCTGTTTCTGATGATTTTTTTAGATATAAGTTGAGAAAACTTTCTATGGAAGCACACCCATGTGGCACGGATGACCATGGTGTTGATTTTATGAAAGACAAAGCAAATGATTTTATAGCGAGATTAGAAGGTATTGGTTATCAAGTTATTGCTGATGCTCAAGTAACAGAACGTGGTGAGTTGGGAAATTTGTGGGCAACAAGACGCCTGCCAAAAATAAAAATAGTTCACATGCTCGTTGATATAGAGGGTGAAAGAGAAAAGGAATCAATAAGACATCTTGAAAAATTATCTAAACATGCAAATTGGACATATGTACAAATGGTAAATCCTTTATATAAAAATCTTCCCCCAAAAGAAACATGTGCTAGACCAAATGATGTGCAAGTGAAGTCAGGTGAATATAAATTAACTCCAGCACATTATGGTAATTTTTCTGCCCATAGAGATGCTATAAATGAACATTTAAACGAAGAATTTGATGCGGTTTTATTTTGTGAATGTGATGCTGTTTTTATAAAACCAGTACATGAAGTTCATAAAGCAATTATGGATCGACTGGATGATATAAATCAGTATGATCTGTATTATATGTCTTTTGGAAAAAGAATTCCTGATTGGAATCACGAAGATCATGCATATTTTGGTATAACAGATAGAATGTCTGAAGCACATTGTTATTTAATATCTACAGACAAAAAGAGAAAAACGTATTTTAGAAAGAAATTGAAAGATACAAAATGGGACACATATGATCTGTGGTTGAATAATAATATATTTCCTGATAAGAAATGTGGCATAGTTAAAACTCCTATTTCAATTCAATGTTCAGGAGAATCATATTTAGATAACTCTTTCAAAGATGGAACTACTTTATTAAAAGATGATGATATAGAGATAAATCATGAAGAGTTTTAAACTGTCTCTTGTGACTTCCTGTTATAATGCTGAGACTTATTTAGAAGAATTGGCGGGTTCTGTTCTTTATCAAAATTATGATCATTGGGAATGGATTCTTGCTGATGATTTTTCTTCTGATAATACTCGCTCAATAATGGAAAAATTAAAAAGAGCGGATAACAGAATAAGAATAGTAGAGCCTAAACATAAGAAAGAAATTTGGTGGAATCCACAACTTCCTGCTATTGGTGATATTGTATGTCATTTAGATGCTGATGATGTAATTCTACCAGGAACCTTTGAAAAAATAATTCATTATTTTAATTTGTTTCCAGAAGCAGTCTTGCTTCATTTTAATGCAAACAAATATTATAACGACCTGCCTAAGAATTCAAGCAATCTCTGTGATAATTTTAAAGACAATGTATACATGACAAGGGATAATAATTCTTTTTTAGAAGGATTTGAAAAGTTGTGGCCTCAACGATCAAATATTTTTGGGTATTTAAGAATATTTAAAAACTTACCAGCATTACGTTTTCCAGAACATAAAGATGGTGATGCTTGTTTATCAAATGATGGACAGTGGCTTTTGAACTTAGAAAGATATGGAAAATGGTTAACAATACCTAGAACAACGTATCTTGCAAGAGAACACGGAGAGTCTGAAAATTTTAGAAATTGGAATCCTCGTGGGGAAGCACAATTAGTTATAAATGAAAAAGAAGAAAGAAAGAATTTTATTCTAGAGTATCCTAGAAATATTAAGTATTTTGATGATATCTATGATTTAGCAGAATCTACCTATTTAAGTAAATTAAATTATGAAACAGAAAGAAAACTTGTAAGTTTTTTAAATTTTGATTATACTTCAGAACAAATATCAAAAGTAAAACATTTATTTTTCGATCATGATATAGTTTTTGATAAACACTTGAAAGACATTTCTTACTTTTTTGTTAAAATAAATTTAATAGATACTCCAGAAACAATATCGAACATTATATCCAAATTACCTTCAAGTAATTATGAAATAAGTTTTTTTTCAGATAATACTCATTTACACGAAAATAATCGTAAACAATCTAATAATATTGAAGACATAAAAGAGGTTATTACATCAGATGGTCGAAGTGTTTTTTGGTATGCACAAGATAATCGAATACATTTTGTTTCTGATAATCAGCAAATAACAGAAGTGTCTGAAATTATTTTGCCCACACAAAATGTACATGTTTATGATGCACAAGATAAAAAAGAAGAAGAAAATAATTTAAAAATAATGCAAGTACATGTTGGTTGTGGTCTTGATATTCCTCCAAAAGGATATGGGGGATTAGAAGAAGTCATATATCAGTACATGAGAGTAGCAAAAGGCAGAGGACACGAAGTAAGTTTGAAATGGTTAGATGATATAACACAAAGTGATTTAGAAAAATATGATGTGTTTCATAATCATACTGGTGGTTTTTGGAATTTGTTGAGAGATAGATGTATACCTTATATTTTTACAATGCATGATGCTTTTGTAAAAATACATGGAAAAAATTCGCATTATTATATGACAAATAATGAAACTATAAAAAACTCTTTATTCAGTTTAATTCCAACTGAAGATATGATAGATTTTTTTCTATATCCAGAAAAATTGAGAAGATTGCATCACGGTGTAAATACAAATTATTTCTTTCCGTATGAAAATAAAAAAGATATACGATTAATTTGTGTGGGGGGAGGAGATGAGAGAAAAGGATTTCACTTAGCAATTCAAGCGGCAAAAAAATTAGGACTTCCCATAACAATTGTTGGTCCAGATTCAATACATGAGGATTATAATAAGAAATTTTATGATATTGTAAATGATTGCAAAAAACACATAACTGCAAATCCACCCCAGGACTTGTCGATTATTGGAAAAGGAAATCCAATTGATGTACATCTTGCTGGTAATGTAGATAAAGATGAACTAAGAAATTTATTAAATGAACACCACGTGATGATACATCCAGCATCTATAGAGACGGGTCAGCCTTGTCTTGCAGTTCTTGAAGCAATGGCCTGTGGTTTGCCTGTAGTCGGAACAATGCAAGATGACATACATGTAAAGGGGTTAACAATATGTACAAGGGATGTTGATGTTATTGTTGAAAAGGTTAAAGAAGTTTTAGATAATTATGATGAATGTTCTAAAAATGCAAGAGAGTTTGCAAAAGAAAGAGATTGGGAAAATATTTTTGATGAATTAGAAAAATATTATTATGAAGCAAAAGAGTTAAAATATACCAAGCCCTTTGATATGAAAGATCGGCTAATGTTTGCATATCAGAATACAAGCATAGAGGGAAAAAATGTTTTTGAATTAAATATGCAAAAAAATCCCCATTTGACTATTAGAGGATCTATTCCTGGAACTTATAGAGTCAATTTTATTGATAAGGATACAAATTTTAGTCATTATTCAAATGAGGTTTCTACTGGGGGATGGGCCGCTTGTGGTATTGATTATTATGTAAATTGGAAAGTTGAAGCAATAAATATCGAAACAGAAAATATAGAATTTGAGTATGAACAAGATTTTAGAAATAAAAATATTTTTATTTGGTTTGATTCAATAGCATTAGGAGACACTTTAGCTTGGATGCCAGTTGTTGAAGAATTTCGTAAAAAACATAATTGTAAAATGTATTGTAGTACATTTTGGAATGAGTATTTGATAGATTCATATTCCGAAACAACCTTTATAACTCCTGAATCTGGATTTAATGATTTTGTATCTTCTTATAGAATAGGTTTTTTTGAGACTAGTCCTCAATCGCCTGTGGATATGAAAGAAGTTTCTTTGCAGGGATTATGTGCGGGTATTCTTGGAATTAAAGATTTTAAAGAAACAAAATGTGAAATAAAAGTTAAAGAAACAGAAACAGAATTGGAAAAACCCTATGTTTGTATCGCCACTCAAGCAACTGCTCAAGCAAAATATTGGAATTATCCAGGTGGCTGGGACAAAGTGGTTGACTTTTTATCCGAAAAGGGTTATAATATAGTATGTATAGATAAATACCATTCTTTTGGACAAGGAGAATATTTTAATAAAGCACCCAAAAATGTGATAGGCAGACATGAACGAACTTTAGATCAAACAATAGCTACTTTAGATGGCGCCGAGTTTTTTATTGGATTGGGTTCTGGACTATCATGGTTGGCCTGGGCTTTAAATAAATATGTAATATTAATATCGGGGTTTAGTAATCCTAAATCAGAATTCTCCTCAAAATGTTTTAGACTTCATAGTGATGCGGGCTGTAATAGTTGCTATAATCGACATAAATTTGATCCTAGTGATTGGATCTGGTGTCCAGATCACAAAAATACTGATAGAATGTTTGAATGTTCTAAAAATATTACACCAGAAAAAGTATATGATGCTATTGAAGAAGTAAAAAAAAGTTTAGATAATACTACGATGAGAAGGGATAAGTTCAATCGTAATAAAATAAGAGATAAAGAGGCGGAATTCGATAAGAAGTATGTGTTAACTCAGATCGAAAAAAAACAATAATGATTAAAACAATAAAACCTCTAGACTTTGCAATTATTATAGAAGACATTGTTAGTAGTAAAAAAATGACATACTTGGATGCAATATCCTATTATTGTGAAGAAACAAAAATGGAACCACAAACAGTTGGAAAACTTGTTCAGGGTTCTTTGAAAGCTAAATTAAGAGAAGAGGTTACAGCCTTGCATTATCTCCCAAAAACTGCTACAATACCAGGACTATGATAAAAATGGATCCATTTGATTGTTATAAAGAATATGTTTCAATCAAGACTCATTTTCATGCTAATAAGTATGATTACTTTAAGCATAAAAAAAGAAAAATCTCATTTAATGCTTTTAAAAAACGCAATGATCAACTCTTTTTTGTGAAATTGTCTAAAAGTTATAAGGATGATGAGATATCGAAATTCTTTGTTGCTAACTTTATTGAGAATGAAAATTTGTGGATAGGTGATGCACTTGATTCACAAGCAGAACTCAAATATAAAGAATGGCAAAAAAGAATACAAAGCATGAGTTATATTTTTAGTAATGATATTGATAAATTGTTGATCAAAGAAGATTTTGAAAATTGGTTCAAAATTAAAAAGGGTCAACATCCTTTATTATTAAAACAAACGATTGCTAAATATATTTGTATGGAAACTTTTTCCATACTTAATATGATACTTAACTTTGTTCCTGACTGGGATCGAAAGATAAAAGAAACTTTTGTCTGGCCCCAGTTTAGAGATAAAGTTTTGAAATACACTCCATTTTTGGAGGTGGATAAGACGAAGTTTCGTAAGATTTTACGAGACAAAATTTAATTTAATATACAACGAATATTCCGATATACGAAAGGTAAATATGGCTACACTAAACGCACTCAAGAAATCCCGCAAATCCTTCATGGAAAATCTTCACAAAGAAATTGAGAAGATTGATACTCCTTCTGAATCAAAGAGTTATGTTGATGATCGATTTTGGAAACCTGAAATCGACAAGTCTGGAAACGGATTTGCAGTTATTCGATTTCTTCCTCCAGTAGATGGAGAAGATGTTCCATGGGCAAGAGTTTTTAATCATGGTTTTCAAGGACCAACAGGACAATGGTACATTGAAAATTCTTTGACAACTCTTGGTAAGAAAGATCCTGTTTCAGAGTATAATTCTCAACTCTGGAATTCTGGAATAGAGGCGAACAAAGATATTGCTCGTAAGCAAAAGCGCCGCTTAACTTACATCAGCAACATCTATGTTGTTACTGATTCAAAGAATCCTCAGAACGAGGGGAAAGTCTTTTTGTATAAATTTGGGAAGAAGATTTTCGATAAGGTTAATGATGTGATGAATCCCGAATTTGAAGATGAATCTCCTGTCAATCCATTTGATCTTTGGGAGGGGGCAAACTTCAAATTAAAGATTCGTCAAGTTGAAGGTTATCGAAATTACGATAAGAGTGAATTTGATAAAAGCACACAACTCGTAGAAGATGAAACTGAACTTGAAAAGATTTGGAATTCAGAGTATGCTCTTACAGAGTTTACTGGTGATGATCAATTTAAGTCTTATGAAGATTTGAAAGCGAGATTGGATTCTGTTCTTATAGTAGAAACTACTCTTCCTGAGGGGCGTTCTCCTGTTTCTAAACCAAAAACAGCAGAAGAAGATTTTACTCCTCCAACGAATAAAGAAACATCTTCTGAAGGAGAAGATGAGGATATGTCTTATTTTGCAAAATTAGCAGAAGATAACTAAACATATTTTTGAGTTTGTTCTTTGATTAATGTCATTGAACAAACTCATGTTGGTACACCGTATCCAATCTGATCAACCAGTCCTGAACTGAATATTGGAAAGGCGTTATCTGGAGAGATATGTGTATTCATCTTCATACTTGAATCGTTGGCGATGACTGTTGTTCCTTCGGATGATCGTGAAAGTTTTTTGTCTCTTTCTCTTTCTAGTTGAATTACTTTTTCCCGAAGAAATTTTAATCTTAAAAATTGTGCTTCTTCTGTATTTGTCGTATCTGTGTCTCCCCCAAATATTTTACCTCTCAATCCAGTATGAACTTCTTTTGCCGCCAGAACGGCGGTGCCCGCATCGAACTCCTTAAAACTAAGACCTCGTTCTTTATGAATCCTTTTATATGCTTTTATAAGTTTTTGTGATTCCTGGTATGGTCCTTTGTAGGGGTCAGCCCTCAAAAGTCCTAGTGTATGTGTCGATGCTTTCGCTTCTCTCTCATCCTGTTCATCCCGCAGGTGCTGATATTTCTTGGACAGTCCGGATGTTTCTTTTCCAAAGAGTTTGCCCATTATACTCTTGGCTCCAGTTGTGCCTATCAGGTCCTCTAGTGCTTTTCCCACCCATGTTGCAATAATTCCTATTGCGCCACCTATTACTATACCAGCAATTAATCCTACTGGTCCAAGTCCGAGCATTGCGGCTCCTCCAAAAAGTCCAGCACCTATCAAAGCGTGTTTTAGATATGGACTGCTTTTCAAATATATCCATAATTGCTCTTTCATGTGATCTGCAAGGGCTCCTCCTTCTGATTTTTGAGCTTTCAATGCTTCTGCTAAAACAGGTCCTCCTAATATTCCAGCACCAGCTCCCAATATCATACCAGCAAGCATTCCTGCAGGACCAAAAGCAGAAAATGCCGCCGCACCAAAAATTCCCCCTGCCCATGGCATTGAAGATTTATCGAATTCGTCACTCAGGAAATAATTTTCTAAGCCTGTTCTGAATGCTTTACCAACATCTTTTTCTCCGGCTTCTTCTACTTTCATCATTTCTTTAAGGGTGCCTGCTCCTATTATTCCAATACCTGCTCCAAGAATTCCCCCAGCTATCATTCCTCCTGGACCTGCAATCGCTCCTAACTTCATACCTAACAAAGCCCCTGCACCTCCAGCCCATAATTTTATATTTTTCATCAAATTTTCTTTTACTACTCCCATGACGAATTGTGAGTCCATTTTTGATTTATCTTCTGCAAAAATATGATTTAGTCCACCCAATGCTCCTGAAAGTATTCCAGCAATTATTGCTCCTCTTGGTCCCAACAATCCAAAACCAATTAAAGCACCTTTCGCGGCAGATCCCCCTGCGGCCCCAGCAAGAGACTTATAGGGCTTGCTTCCTGAACTAAAATATGAATCTATAAATGATGTAACACCACCAGAAAATGTTTTTTGATCAAATCCTGCTTCTAATGCTTTAATTAATGAAGGTCCTGCAACCATTAAAGCAATGCCTCTTGCTAATTTAGGGAGTAACATCAAACCCAAACTTCGTGGTAAGAATCTTCTTAATCCTCCGGGTATTCCTACAAGTGCAGTAGATAAAAAATTTCCCAACATTCCCATGAATCCTTTTCCTGAGAATCTTGGTAGATCGAATTTAGATTTTTTCGTAAGTCCTCCGAATTTCTCTTTGTTCTTTCCTTCAATCCGTTCTTCTTTTTCTCTTCTTAAATCTGCTTCATCTGCTTGTATTCCCTTCAGCATGAACCCTTTCATGCTTAGTAGCACATCAGTTTGTACTTCTAAATGTGTCTGAAGACCTGCAATATTATTTTCATTCTGTTCTTTAAGTTCATTAACAAGGTTTTGAAAATGTGCATAGTTGTGGGGTTTACGTGCCATTAGCGCCTTCTTGATTGTTCTTCATTTTTTCTGTTTTCTTCTTCTATATGATTTATTAACATTTCTACGTAAATGTCTCTTTCAAAAGGTATTAGATTTTCTATCTCAGTTAAATTATATTTATGATGTTGCATTAATTGAAAGTTTAATTGATAATAGTTTGATAAATTATTATGACTACATATCATAAAAAAAAATCGGCAACTCCGTTTAAAGTTTGTTTTTCCACACATTTGCATTTCGAACAAGTAAATTGGATATCATATATTAGAGCAGGCATTGTATTGAAAAATGTTTTAAGTTTTTCAAACTGATCACTTGATAAGCTATTAACAAAATCAGTCATTTCTTCTTTAGTATGATCATTTGCACTAAAAATTTCGTCACCAGAATATATGTTATCAATACAATCAATGATAATATTAAATAATTCGCTTACAGTTGAAGCATCCTCTGCACCATCCATTGCCGCCATACGACCGTAAACAGACATAGTTGGATATTTCATATCAATTGAAATTTTATCTGTCAATTTAACGTGTTTAGAATGATCATCATGCGTAGTAAGTTTTAAATCAGATAGATTTATTTTTATATTGCTTCTTCCATCACATTCCTTTTCGTTACTATTTTTTCCTTCAAAATGCCCCATTTCTATCTCAATTTCTTCACCAACAGATTTTGACCTTATATTTAATAAAGCCATTTGTAAATCAAATAATGGTAATTTATCAGCATCAACATTTTCAGATAAAATACAATTATTAATTATTTGTTTTGAAGTGTTTATTACCTCTTCTTGATCTCCTGCTTCCATTGCCATTAATAGAAGTTTTTCTTCTTTGACTAAAAAGGGTCTATATTTTATTGTATTTTTTATTGACAGCAAGTTCATTTCAAACGTTGGTGTATCAATTACAGGTAAACTCATTATATCTCCATTTTTTATTATTTTTTATTGTGATTACGAAATACCCGAACTATCTATAGAACCAAAGTTATCCAGTCCTACTAGTTCGTTGGTGGTACTGTGTGTCACTTTCTCTTTTATTTGTTTCCATCTTCGATATGCGAATGTAACACTAAGTCTTGCATATTCATTATTTTGACCCCATCCCAAATTTATTGCTCCTACATTTAAAGGATATGCTTCCATAAAACTTATTTTATAACTTGGTACATTTCCTTCTGTAAACGTTTTTAATTGAATATTAGTTATATAATTTTCATAGTAATTAGCATCATATAAATCAGGATCAACTATATCATTTTGCCAATTATCAAAAAATTCTTTTTCTTCCCAACCGTCTGCTGTGCAAATAAATGTCATTGTAGTATCAATAAACATTTGACCATAACCGATTTTTCTTACGGGTCCATATAATTTATCTTCAACGGTGAGTATGGTTTTACCAGGAAGTTCTGCTTGTTCACACCGAAGAGTTAATGAACTATGTTGTCCACCTCTTCTCGGAATATAAACTTCATATCTATTGACTGGTGCGGGACCACCATGAAACATTAAGTTATTTCTGAATTTATCTGAACTGAAAGTCATTATATCATTCTCCTACTATCTCCCCAAACGACAAGTTTGTTTTCTTTTTTAAATCTTTCTGTTGGTAAAAATAATGCAATTTCTTTTTCATCTTCATCTACAATTACAACTCTAGATGTTATGTGTTTATATAAATATCTTTTTACTGTTGGTTTAAGTACTTTAATTCTTGAAAGTGCTTCATAGTTTACACCCTTAGAACGATCAATAGCATCCATCAATTTTGCTCTAAGTAATGGTGGAAGATAATGAAAATTTAAACCAAGAAACCCATTTCCATACATTTTTACACACATGATCAATGGAAATCTATCATAATATTTCATTTTTTCTTTAGTTTTTGGATCATAAAAATATGATGCCATCGCACCAGGAGATATTGTTCCTGCACCTGATTTTTTAGCAGTTTTATAAAATTCGTCTGCAGTATCAACTTCACTAAATCTACTTCTTAACTCTGCTCTTAGGGCACCGACCTTTCTGCGAAACCATTGTGATGCATTACGTGTTTTTGGTTGTCCTTCATTTCTTCTTAGTGCGTTTTTTAATTTATCTAAAAACGTTTGATCTTGTTGTGCCATAGTTATATTTAGCTAAAAAAGATGATCTTCTGTAATGATTTTAAATCTCCACTTTCTGTTTTTACAAAACTCTGTAGCCGCTTTCCATTTTGCTTCATTTACACCAAATGTGTATACTTCAGATAAATATTTTTTGTTTGTTTTTCTTGTTACTCTTTTGGGTTTTTTGGGGGGCGATGTTTGTTTTTTGGGTTTGACTTCTATAAGAATACATTCTGTTAAACCGTTTTTCCTTTTTATCTTAATCCAAAAATCAGGAAAATATCTGTGTATTCTTTTATCTATAGGAGATTTATAAGGCACAACTATTTCTTCACTTGACCATTCAATAACCATGGGATTTCCTTCACAATAATTCATGAATTTTTTTTCCCATAAAGAACGGTAAGTTATCTTAGTAGGATCTCCTTTATATTTCTCCAAATTCTTTATTTTATATTTTCCTTTGTAACTCATGCTAAATATTATGTATAACAAGGAGTATAATGTCTACAGATGCAGAAACTAAAATAAAAAGTGTAATTAATGCAAGAACAGGTGTTCCTATCCATAGATTTCCAGAAAATCTTGGATCTCCTGCGAAAGAACCAGAAGCAAGAAAATTTTGTTTATTTGAATTTATTACTATTAAGGGGGGGAAATCAGAAATTAGTTCTTGTGTAGTGTTGCCTTTTCCAGAAATAAATGATGCTATTAATGTAAAATATGATAATGTTGAATTTGATGTTGTTGGTGCAATCGCAGTAGGGGCTTCAGCAGGAAATATAAGCATAGATCGTTTATCGAATATTGCAAAAACAGGATTATCTTCTTTTAATTCAGGAACCTTTGCCAGAATAGCCACAGATGTAGTATTAAGTGGAACTCCTGGTTTAAAGGCCGGAGCCGCAAAGGGATTAAATACAATACAAAATCCTTATATTACAAATGTATTTAATAGTGTAGGATTTAGAGAATTTTCTTTTTCTTTTATTCTTATACCTAAAAATTCTACCGAAAGTAATATCATAAAAGAAATTATTGAAACTTTTAAAAATGCAATGTTGCCCGAAAAAGTAAGAACAAGACAGACTGATGAAATGTCTTCTCAAAGTACAGGTATTTTAAAAATGCCCGATAAAGTTAATATTTCATTTTTTCCCACAACTGGAAATTATAGTAAAACAAATAAGGATAAGTTAATAAAAATTCGAAAAGCAGTTATACAGAATTTTACAATTGATTATTCAGCAGGAACGGTAAATCCCACTTTCTTTAAAAGAACAAATGCACCATTAACTGCTACATTAAATATAACAGTTAAAGAAACTGAGATTTATACTAGAGAAAGATGTTTTGAAGATTATGGTGCTATGTATAAGTTGAGCGGAGGATAATATGACCAGATCAACAGATCCGAGTAGCTCTTTAAATAAATTAACAGGTGAAAAAAGATTTGAATATCCCAAGGGCATTGCTACAACTAAAGGGTTGCAACATTTTATGATAATATCAGAATTAATATTCAATCCACCCTCTAAAGGTAATGATGCATTTAATGGGCAGACTGGTATGGAAGGAGTTACTTCTGGTAATGAATCAAGTCATTTTTATGACCGAGGCAAAAGTTTTATTTTACACTTGCCTGTTGGTTCATTAAAAACACAATATTCTGCAGATTATTCTGATGTGAATTTGGGTATTTTTGGAGACATTTTATCCCAAAATGCACAACAAATAACAGATGATTTAAGAGAAAATTATGCTAGTTTTGCAAATGAAGGGAGCGGTGGTTTTCTATCAAATACATTGGATTTTTATGGAAGAATGAAAGATGATGTAGTGAAACAAGTTGAGCCATATTATAATAGTGATGATTTTAGAGGAGATTTTGCAAATAGAATTAAATTTAATGTAGTAAGTGCCTTTGGATCATTAGCTCCTTCAAGTGCAAAAGGAGAGCAAATAGCATCTATGTCTATGAGGGAGGCAAGAAATCCATATACTTCTCTTATATTTACAGGAATAAAAAAATTACGAGAACATTCTTTTGCTTTTGAATTTAATCCTAAATCTGCGATTGAATCTGAAACACTTATGAAAATTATAGCAAATTTAAAATATGGAATGCTACCAGGATTGAATCAGATAAACCTAGAAAATAAGGATCCCGAGAGTGAAGTAGTGTCATATGATAGACAAAACATGTCACCAGGACATCCAGGTTTTGATAGTGCTAAAAAAACAACATTAAAGATTTCGAATAAAATGAATTCCGCTTTCTTTTCTTTTCCTAATTCTTATAGAATTCAATTTTATAGTAATATGAAAGAAAATACATATTTGCATCGTATAGGAAATTCTTTTTTAGTATCACTTAAAACAAAATATTCGCCTAAATTTTTTGAAGAAAATGGATTACCGACAACAATAGGCTTACAGCTTCAATTTAAAGAAAACTTTACCCTTGATAGATCACATGCGGAGGATTATTAATGTCAGAATTTTTTAAAAATTATAAAACATTTTTTTATAATATGGATAAAGTTAAACCTGTTAGAGGAACACTTGCAACAAGTTTATTGTCTAGAGTAAATGTAAATAATGAAGTTTTAAAAAATATTTCTTCATATCATCCATATCGAATAAAAGAACACGAAAGACCCGATATTATAGCACAACAATATTATGGGTCTTCAGATTATACCTATTTAATATTTTTAGCAAATCAAATTCAAGATCCTTTATATGATTGGCCTTTATTTGGAGATGATCTGGTAAATTTTATTAAAGAAAAGTATGGATCGCTTGATTCTGCAAGAATAGAAATCCATCATTATGAGCAAATATTAAGAAGTGGTTCTAATAAAACGGCGGATACTGGTAAAATTTTGGAAAAAACTGTAATCATTAATGAAGAAACATATGATGCTCTTGGAGAGACAGAAAGAAAAATAATATACAATTATGATTATGAAATTATGAAAAATAATGAGAAAAAAGAAATAATTTTAATAGAAAATACTTATTCCAAACAGATTATGAATGAGTTAAGAAGCATTTATGCTAGTTAATAGGATATAATATGTCAGAAGACCTTTCCAATTTTAGTACCGAATCAAACTGGAAAATAACTATTACAAACTATAAAGGAGTACCATATGTAATCGATTCTGATAATAATTCAGCAATTGCAGGATTTACATTAACTGAATCTTTATTTGAAAGTAATGTTATAATTGGTGATGTAAAAATATTTGATGTCTCTGGACTAGATGAAAGAATTCCTCTTATTGGACAAGAAAGAATACGTATAGAGTTAAAAAATAAATTACTGGAGGGACCAGATTGGGATGCTGAATTTACAATTGTTAAAAGATCCGCTACTATAGAAGAGGGTACTACTAGATTTTATGTATTGGATTTTTGTTCAGATGAGTTTATTGCAAATTTAAGAAATAGAGTATCAAGATCATATAAATCTTGGTTGGGATCTGATATTGTTGAAGACATATATGAGAAGTATATAGCATCAGATTCTTTTGTTAACCATGTAAAAGATTTACATTTTGACAAAAAGGGTGGTACAGATGGAACTTTTTATGGAATGCATTTTGTATTTCCTACAGTAAGACCTTTTCAAGCAATAGATATGGTTGTTAAAAAATCTGTTGCTTCAAATGTTGAAATGCTACAAAGAGAAAAAACTGCAAATTTTGGAAAATTTATATTTTATGAGAATAAATTTGGTTTTTATTTTAAAACATTGTCTGACTTGTTACATCCTTTAATAACCCAGTCTCCTGCTGACATTGAAGATTCAGATATAACAGCATTAGAAGAAACTGGCATGGATTATGGTCTTCAAAAGGCTTTAAGAATCAAGAAGGCGGCACAGGCATCATCAGTTGAAATACCAATGGTTTCTTATGTAATACGACCAGCCGAAATTATAAATTCCACAGTAGCTCAAAAAGAATTTACGGTTGTTCGATACAAATTACAATCTACTTTTAATGTTTTAAATAATTTAATTGAAGGAATGTATTCGGGAAGATTGTTGACTTATGATCCAACAACTCAAAGAATCGGTACTATACATCAATCATCTTCTACTCCATATATTCCAGCGGGAGATGAAGATGTGAGATTTACTAACAAATTATATAAAGCAAATCATAAAGTAACTTATTATGAATATGATTATTATGACCAATTTTCAAATTTTAGACATGTTGGTGGAACAACTAATCCATTAACAAACGAGGCCCATTATGGAGTAGATAAATCCGAAACATTTTATAAATATGCATCAACAAATTTTCAGCATAATGAAAAAATGATTACAAAGTTATTACAAAATATTATGACAGAAAATGATAAAGGTGCTATTTCTGTAGATAAACAAGTGGAGAGATGGTTGATACAAAGTTATTCTCAATCAAGACAAATTAAAAATATAATAACGCAAATAACAATACCAGGTGATCATAATAGAGTTATTGGTGAAATAATAGAACTAAAATATCCTTCAAATTATTATCCAGATGAACAGCATTCTTTTTATACAGGATTATATTTGATAACGAAAGTTCAACATGCAGTAGTACATGGCAATAGTTATCTAACAACCCTGGAATTAGCAAAAGATACATTGTTTACTAGATTAGGAAAGGTGGAATTTGAGTCTGAACAAACTTTTGATGATGCGAAGAAAGAAGCAGATGAAAGAGATAATATATGAATAGTTCAAATATTTTAAACAGTAGTGATACTAGAGATTTTATGGGAACGGAGGGTTTTGTCTGGTTCTATGGTGTTGTAGAAGATAGAAAAGATCCACTTTTTCTTGGAAGAGTTAAAGTAAGATGTATTGGATTTCATACAGATGATAAATTACTAATACCTACAGAAGACCTTCCTTGGGCAGATGTTATTCAATCAATAACATCAGCGGCAATATCTGGAATTGGTTCTACTCCTACTGGATTAGTAGAAGGTACTCATGTATTTGGTTTTTTTAGAGATGGAAGAGAAGGACAAGAACCAGTTATTTTAGGAACATCTGGTGGTATTCCTGAAAATTTTTCAAATCCCGATAAAGGATTTAATGATTCTAGATCAATTGAAGAAAGATTAAATGCTCCCTATCCTCCTCTTTATATTGATAGATTTAATTCAGGTATGCCTGCAAAAGTTATAGAACATTCTCAATATTTTGAACCGACAACTTATGAATTCGCTGGTGAAACTCCAATGAAAGGTGGAAAATTATGGTTTGGAAAAAATGAAGATGAATCTAAAATTCAAGCAAATGTTTATAAGAAACCTGAAACAGCATTGCCGGAGACGGAGCCCGTTAAAGCAAACAATGCACCGTTGTTAGTTTCTCAACTTTATTCTAGACATCCTGATGAAAATAGAATGATATTTGATAATAGTGGTGTGCCACTTATGTCTTTACCATCAACGACTTTGCTTGGTTTAAATAGAATAAAATTTTTAAGAAAACATGAAGCAGGGGTAACGCCTACACCACATTCTACTGTTCATCCTCAGTCCCAAATTATTATGAAGGCTCATAGAATTACAGCCAGTTTAAGCGCAACTCAGGGGAATTTACATAAAGGAATTAAGAAAGCTCTGGGTGATGAATGGGGAATACCACCAGATGGATTTAATCCTGAATATCCTTATAATCATGTTACATATACTGAAAGTGGACATTTATTTGAATTAGATGATTCTCCAGGGGCTGAAAGAATTAGATTGTTACACAGAACTCAAAGTTTTCTTGAATTTTTACCAGATGGTTCTAGAATTGATAATGTTGTGGGCAAGTCTTATTTTCTTTGTGATGCAGATGTTCATTCTCATGTTTATGGTGATGAAGTAAAACATATTGAAGGATCAATGAATCATGTTTATAATTCTAGAGGAGGAGGTGCCAGTAAAATACTTTTTGATGGAGCTGGTGATGTGGGTTTAGAAATTAAGAGCGGAAATTATAATATCGATCTAAAAGATGGTGATATGGTTATTTCAGCAAGAAATCTTATAGTTAAGGGAACATCAAAAGATCCAGGCGAATCATCAATGTTGGTTCAAAAAATGGGCGTTGAAATGGGAGATGGGAATAAGTCTGTCAAACAAATAGCAGAATCGTATGCTGTCGATACTGGAGATTTAGAATTAGTGTGTACAAATTTCGGTCCAGCCGTTGCAGGAAATTATAAAATGTCTATAGGTGGAAAATCTGAAGAAACAGTTGGAATAAGCTCATCTGAAATAGTAACAGGAGCACCTGCTTATGGCATGTCGAAACAATGTACTTTTGGACCAATTACTCTTGAAGCTACAACTCCTGCTATGCCGATTCAATTACATAGTGGACCTGCTGGAGGCTCATCATCTTTAGAATTAAATATAGCTGGAATGGATCTTAATACTAAATTCGGAAATATTAAAGCAGTGGCTGAAATAGGAGCAATTGCACAAAGTGCAGGAACAAATTTTTCTGTTGATGCTGGTACAGACATCGAACTTAAAAATAAAAATGGCGCTATGAAAATAGATACTGCGGGACATGTTTCTATAACAGCGGCACAATCTGATGTTCATACTTTATTAAAAAAATTATCGAAGGCATTAAAAAATATGTCTTTAGTCACGCCTGTGGGGCCAACTTCTAGTATCATTAATTTGGATCAATTTCTTGAATTTGATACAGAAATAGATATGGTGTTTAAAAAATGAATAAAGAAGAAGAAATTATTTTAGAACAAAAACCAGTAATTAATGGAAATATGTTAGAACTTTTAGATAAGGTTTTAAATTTTAATAATGATTATTTAACATTTTTAAAGAGTGAATTAGATAGTTCTAAAAAACAATTAAAAGAAACGGAAAATAATGGCTGAAGCTGAATCAGAAAATGAAATTGTTTTAAAACAAATGAAAAATTCACCTTTTTCAGGTGAAGCGGGAGTTGCTTTAAATGCATTTTTAGAGGGATTATCGGCATTTGGCGCTGAATTTTCAAGAGTTGCAGATACGTTAATTCAATTTTTTCAAGCAACAAAATTATTTTTACAGGCGATTAAAAATCCTCTTACTGAGGCTCTAATTGCGACTATTGATTCTTTGATAGAAGCACTTGAAGAAATGCAAAGTTTAGGATTTGGTAGTGTTACCGTTTGGCCTTGGGAACACGGAACATATCCTTCACAATTGCAAACTGATAAATTGGATGAATCAATAGTTGCACTTGCCGCCGCTATGAAAGGGATTGATGTTAATTCTTTGAAAATTAGTGAACGTGGTACTTTTGTAGAAACAAGAAATGGAGAGACCTTACTAACTCCCGATCAAGTAATTGAAAGGGGTACCGATGGATATCCTTTTCAAACAAAAGATGTGGTTTATGATACAATGTTGGGTATTCGTAATTTTTTCCATCCAGAAATGTGGTCAGGTTCAACAACTCCTTTTTATGCTGATTCTGAACAAGCCGCCGCCGGTCGTAAGTTAGCGAAAGAAGTAGCACTTCGTCAAGGAAGTTTCGAAGCCGCCAAAGGTCTTTCAACTGCTGGTGATCAATCACTTACTGGTCAAGCCTTAGATGTTGCAAGAGATTCACTTCACTCCAGCATAAAGTTTACACAAAAAAACCTATTTGTTAGAGAATTGCCGCCCGAAGAATGTGTAAGAAAAATCATAGAATCTTTATCAGGATCATCTCCTGATAGTAATAAGCCAACTGGATCTGGTCCTTATAAAGCATTTATGTTGCTGTTCGCTCTTCCATCAATAAATGGGGTGATTCAAATTGCACAATCATTTGCTGATTATTTTGGTGATATTATTGGTGAGGAATTAGTGGACTTTATGAGGAAAAATAGTCCTGGTGTTTTTGATGAAAGAGTATTAACAATTTCACTAGGAGAGCCTTTATCAAAAGGATTCGATGATGATCCGAAAAAGCATTCAGAGTGGTTTTTTGAAGGTGGGGATTTTAAACCTACGATTGGACTTGATGATGGAAAATATAAAGTAGGTGGAAAAATAAACATGTTTAGACCAGGCGACCTGCTTGTTCAAGAGGGGGGAGTATTAGGATTTAATAGTTTTTCTGCTGAAGTTATTGAACATTATCCAATAGTTATTAAGAAGGGTATGATTTTAGACAATAGAGTTAAAGTAAAAGGCGCCAGAGGTGAATTTATAAAAACAAATCAGAAATCTATTAATTCAGCTACAATACCAATTGTCCGAGCAATTACAAAAGAGCCCATTTCTCCATCCAAGCATGTAATTTTTAGAACAGATACATTAGAAAAACCAGTTGAAAGAACAGAGGGCCAGTTTTGGGGAACAATAGTGAGCGCCGATAACTTAATAACAGATATTATACCCAATAATATAACAGGTCAGCTAATTAGAAAAACATGTCAAAATTCAGAAGCTAGTGATGAGTTTGGGCAATTCGATAAAGGATTAAACACATTATTGGGTGGTGATGATAGTGAGAATATTGTATCTTCATATATGAATTTTTTAGCAGGAGTTAAAAAAGGAATGAGGATTACCCATTCATTTTTGAAACCACTGGAATTCTCTGATGAATTTAGTAAGTCTTCATGGTTCACCGGTGGTAAAATGCAATTTAATTACGGAAAAATGTTAGATGCACTTCCAGGATTAGGTGTAAATTATTATGTTGCTAATATTAAAATCAATGGTGTGCCCATAGAAAATATGAGTTCTTTAACGAAAGAAAAAGTTTTTGTTTATCCAACACCCGAAGAAGTGGGAACTACAATATCAAGACCCACCGCAATGAATAAACTTGATTTTGAATTGGGATTTTTAAATCATGATGGATCATTTGATACAGAATTTCTTAATATTTTTGATATTTCAAAATTTATAGATCCCCCAAATGGTGTAGTATATTCTTGGCAAACAACAATACCCGCAGAAGATCCCAAAGGACCCCAACCTCCTAATCAGCCGTTTGTATTGTATTCAGCAAATAAGAATGTTTCTCCTAATTGGAAATATGTAAGAATTTCAGATTTATTTCCAGCATATGGATCAACAATACAAGAAGCAATTGGTCAGATAAAAAAATTCAAAAAACAAGTTGAAGATATATCTAAATCTATAGATCAATATATAAAATTTTTAGAAAGACAGATAAAAGCAATACAAAGATTAAATGATCAAATTCAACAATTAATTGCATTTTTTTCGCAAGGATTAAATGCGGCTGGTCTTTATACGGCACAATTTAGTGGAGATGGTGTTGCGGAGTTTAAAAAACAATTATCGACTTTAAAACTAGTACAAACTGCAAAAAATAAAGTACATGAAATAAGTCTGGAAACAGTTGAGTCGGAAACCGTAATACAAGATCCTTATACTGGATTAGATAAAAAAGTAAAAAGAAAAGTTTTAAGACCAAGTATACAGGATCAAGAAATAGAGCCTGATGGTATTCCAAAAGCATTAAGCGAACTTAATAATTTAAAATATTCTGGTGCTGTTGTATTTTTTGCTCAGGGTCCTGATGTAAGTAAATTTGATACATTTATGAATAATTTTAATGGATTAGCAACTCTCGGAAAAGGACTTTTTGCAAATT